CATGGAAAACCATTGACAAGCGTGGCAATGAATATGGTCGCGGTTCGTATGTGATTCGCGAGGCTTTCCGCCATGATGTGCCGTTCTTCGCTCACAAGCTGGGCCACTACTTTGACGACGCATATTCCAAGCTGATTCAGCCTGCGGATGTGCTGGCCGTTCGTGCGGAGTATAACCGCCAGATTGGCGAATTTCAAGCGGCAGGCCATCGCGTTATCTGCGCGGCCTACAATTCTGCCTTTGATTTCAAATACTTGCCTGAGACGGTCGCCGTCCTGACGGATGGTGCTGTCACGCGGTGGCTTGACAAGCGCGTGGAACTGATGGACATTTGGGACTTCTGGGGCGAATCGGTGCCGCGTCATTACGCGCAAAAGGCGAGTGCTAGCGCGTCTGGCCGATTCGTTTCGACCTCTGCCGAGGAAGCCTACAAATACGAGTTTGTCAAGGACGATTTTGTCGAGCGGCATATCGCTTGGTCGGACGTTGAAATCGAATCGGACATTCTGGTGCGGGCGCTCTCGCGCAAGAAAAAAATGCCGGTTGTCAAGTCCCCCGCCGAACTGGCTGGCGCGGTGTGGCAGAAAATCAACCGGCGACTCGGCATCGACGGCAAGGCACAGTTGCCGCAGGCTGTCAACGCCTAAGTGAGGGGCTTCGGCCCCTCATTTTTCTCAACAAAATCAATGGGTTAGCGGGCGGGGCGCGGTCTGCCCTAAGCTGTTGAAAATGCACACAAAATTACCCGTTGCAGACACTAACGAATCACCGTATACAAAATCATCACAGGAGGTTGCCATGACTAAAGTTTTCGTCCCTGACTGGTATGACCCGCCGAGCGGCTGGCGGTATGGATTTCCTAAAACGTGGCCCGCAGGATTGGAACGGTCAGACGAAACGTTGGCTGCACAACTCAAGGCTGACGGATATCCTGAAGATGCAATTCCCGTGGCTGTCGGACACACTCGATTCGGAGGGCACTTTGAAGTGACTGGAACATATGAAGAATGGATGAAGCAGGTTGATCAAATTTTGATCAAACGCACTGGCGGTCTTGATCAGATGATGCTGCCTGACTGGCTTAGCCGCGACTCCTATGAGTGTGGCATGACTCCCGAAGAAGGTGCGGACGCCTGCCTAGAGTCGGCTGGATGGGAAGATGACGACGAAAGGATTGTTGACGAACTCTAAGAAAAACCCAGCTATTTCAATGATATAGCTGGGGCGGCGCCCCCGCGGCTAAACTGTTGATTTCATTGCATAATTTAGTTCGAGCCAGACTCCATTTTCTGCGTGTCAAGGCAAAAATTCCTCTTGCTCCCTGCCTCGATTCGCGTTATACATATCTCACTGAAGCGAAACAGCCAACATGAGGAGATTGCAAATGGCTGAACCGAAAGTGAACTACACCGAGTCGATGGTCGAGCAGATGCTGCAAATGTATGCTGAACTCGGTAACGAGGGCATCGAGCAGATTGCCCAAACTCTGGGCAAGCCTGTGCGCTCCGTGCGGTCCAAGCTGGTCCGCGAGGGTGCCTATGTGGCCGATCCCAAGGCCCCGAAGGCTGCCAAGGTGGAAGGCCCCACCAAAAAGGAACTGGTCAACGAACTGGAATCGCTGGTCGATTTCCCCGTTGACGGTTTCATGGGCGCTACCAAAGAGGCTATTGCCTCTGTGATCGCTCTGGCGCGGGCGGTGAAAGCCGCCTGAGCCTAACCCGTGGCGAGTGTCAAGCCCCTGCCGAAAGGCGGGGGCTTTTTTTGTGTCTAAAATGCAACACTAAAAAACTCAATGATTTCAATAGGTTAGCGGGCGGGGCGCTGGCTGCGCTAACTCGTTGATTCATATCGTTTATTTCCTATATTGACGAAATATAGCGAATCGCCTATAAAAGCTTTAACAGAGGAGATAGCCATGAACCGCTTCGAAGAATCAAAAGCCGACACGCTCAGCCGTTTGCCTGTGCTGCGCTTTATGAACGCAATCGGCATGATTGCTTGGCGTGATGACCGCTACGGCGGAGCCGAGCAACGGTTGCGTATGCTGCACCCTCTCTCGTGGCCGTGGCTTATCGTTATGGTTCTGTTTGCCGTTATCATGCACGGCGTGGTTGAGGTGGGGAAAGAACTGAAAACTCTTTGGCGCGGTCAGTGCGTGTGGTGGTAATATGTCGCGCCATAAACAAGCCCGCACGCAAAAGCTGATTGATTATTACTACAGGTTGTCAAGAAAAACAACTTGCGATCTTAAACGCTGGCACTTTCGTGCAATGGCTCTAGAACTGGAGATTGAACTAGCAATATCAAGGGGTTAGCCACCCCGGCGCCCCGCTGTCTAACACATTGAGAACACACAGAAAAATAACTCTTGCACTCTGCTCATGATTCGTCGTATAGTTAATCATCAAGAAAGGAAATCACATGGAAGCACCTTCGGTTTACATCGTCCATCACAACGGAGCGGACGTTGAATGTTACGGAACGTTGGAAGAGGATTCCAATTTCAGCGTTGTCTGTGAGGATGAAGAGGTTGACGACGTTTGGTGCTACGGCATCGAAGGCGAGTTGACCTGGGAAAATGTGGTTGCGGAATTGCAGCCGCAGTTTGATTCTCGCATCGTTGAAATCGGGACTTGCTGACATGAAACCGATTTGGGAAAGCTGGCCGCAATGGCTGACTGACGCTGTCGTGTCGGCCTATAAGAGCGGCAAAGAACCGGCAGAAATTGGAGCGGTTCTTGGCCGCCGCGAGGCAGTGATTCGCGGCAAGCTGGTCAGGCTCGGCGTATACGAGAGCGCCGCCATGAAACGTCAACTGAAGATTGCAGAGATGGCAGAAGGCTTTTAATATCAAGGGGTTAGCCACCCCGGCGCCCCCGCCCGTAACACACTGATTGTAAACAGTTTTTTGTTGTTGCAACGTCTAGAGAATCACCGTATACATAATCATCAGCAAAGGAGATAGCGATGGAACTGAGCATGAGCATGTTTGTTCGTAAAGAAGATCGGGATGCGCTCGATGAAGCTGTGCGTGCATCGCGTATCAAGGCTGCTGCCGTTGTCACACGTCTGCAAAGCAGCGGCACTCACTGGACCCTGACCACTAAACCGGAGAAAAGCAAATGAGAATCCGTATTCGTCTCAGCAAACCCAAACGCAGCCGCCGTCAAATCTGGCGTGCCAAACTCGGAGGTATCTTTCGATGAGCAAACTTTACACGTTCGTCATTCCGTTTAGCGGAACCATGAGCGTTTGGCTGGAAGCCGAATCCGAAGAAGAAGCCCGCCAAAATGTTCTGGACGGAAATTGGTGGGACTCCAACGAAGAATCATTTGAATCGCATCCTGAAAAGGATATGGTTCTTGTCAGTGTCGAAGAAATCACAGAAGGAGAAATTGAGGAATGAAACGTTTTATCGTCGCCATCATGGCGTTTCTGGGCCTGTTCACGCTGGTCGCGTGTCAGGATGATGCAAAGGTGGCAAGCTATAACATCAGCAAAGCCGCCGACAATTTCGAGATTGACCGCCGAATCGTTTTCTATAACGGCATCAACGGCGAATATATGCTCACAATCGAGGGTCGATGTTCAATCGAGGACCAGACCACTCAACTTGAGGTTACTTGCAAGGTCGGACCAAACGCCTTCAAGAAGCACTTCCTTGGGTTGAGCGATAACGTCACGTATTTCGCTGAACAGCAAGAAACCGCCGATGTGAGCGTGTATCATCACCGAATCACATTCAAGCCGCAAAGCATCCTTGGTGACGTTGACTTCCGCGGTGACGCAGGGGAACTGACCCAGAACAAGAGCGAGGCGATGCAATAACAAAAAAAGCCTGATAATCCAATGGGTTATCAGGCCGGGCGCCCAGGCCCGTAAGCTACTGAAATCATTAGAAACTTAGTTATTGCAACCAACCACGAATCATCCTATACATAATCATCGAAAGGAAAACGAGATGGACCTGACCTACGAAGAATACATCGAGTTTATCAACCACCTCTTCTTGCAAGAGTTTGTTGACTTTCAGTTTCACATGGGTGATACTGAATCCACTGTCGAATCACTCACAATCCTCTGAGGAGAAAGAGATGACCACCTACACTGTTATCTGGCGCGATGCTGGCGAAGATTTCATGTTCACGGAAGTGACGACGGCTGTTGAGCCTGCCGAACTGACCACGACTGATTGGGTCGTCATGGCAGGCGAAGTCGAATATGCCGAATGGTCCGTCGAAGAACGGATTGCCGCTCTGGCCGATCTGCTTGATGGCTATGAACTCTTGGATGTGCTGATCGGTGAACCGCAATCTGCACTTTTTGCATAAGGAGCGAATCATGTATGTGCTGCTATACGTTGATAGCAACAACGAACCTGGCTATATTCAAGGAACCGTTGAGGAAATCAACACACGATTGCGAACTCTCTGGATGAATGGCGACATTGACCGCGACGAATGGGAGTTTCGTTCTCCGTGGCAAATGCTTGGCATTGAGGATGGAGCCTTGACTCCGATTGAGCGCGTTGAGTGCTCGCATACTCCATACTTCGAGGTGCACTAACAAAAAACCCTGTATGTTCAAGGACATACAGGGCGGGCGCCTCGGACCCCAAACCATTGGAATCCTTAGCTTTTTCAATAGGCCAGATATTCAATCTTGACCACATCCTTGAGAGGAACGCCAGTATCCTCACACACGCCACGCACATGGTCGGCAACATCAAGCAGAGTTGCTGCCGACACAATCATATCAGAGCGATGGGCAAAGCAGACCCGCCACATGGTCTGAGAAATCTCAACAGCCTTGACGGTTGCTTTGGGCGGGACTACGCGGATTACCGCAACATTCCTACGCCCCATGCGTTCCCATTCAATAGGGTATTCTGCTTTCATAATGTCGCAGAAATCATTGAGAGCATCGGGCGCGGTGTCAGCGATAATCTCCAGGCTGATACTTTGGCCGCCTTGCGGACCGTATTCTCCGACAACTTCATATTTCGGCATTGCACGTCTCCTGTATTCAGAAAAGAGAAGCCTATTCACTATCAGCAGGATGGCCATCCCTACAGCGTCAAGTTACCGACCCAGTATCATCCGTGCAGGCCGCCCGTGTGATGGGTGGAGGCGGTGCAGTCTGTCGCGGCATCGGCTAGGCTTCTCTTTACTGCCTACTCAATCTTTATACGCGATTCTCACCGACCATGCAAACGAAAAATAACTACACGATTTCAACGGGTTAGCAGTCGGGGCGCCCAGCCTCCTAACTCATTGATACGACTAAGAAATTCATGCAAGGGAATAACCTTGCATTTGCTCAATGCAAGGTTCTAGACTTGCATAATTAAAACAATGGGTTAACAGTCGGGGCGCCCTACCCGCCAAGCAATTGAAATCATTCATCTTTTCCACCACACGTGCAACGCGATGTCACCACAACCAGCAGCAGAGCTGCCAAGCGCAGCTTGCGCCAAGTAGAAAGTAGATTTTTGACCATGCGGCCGTCCAGTACGATTTTGATTTGTGTGCTACCAGTGCTCAGTCTATGAGAGCGTGGCTGCGCCAGTAGGAAAATGGCAAGTACTTTTTTGACGCGTGTGGTGGGATTCGTGCAAGTACCGGTTTGATTTCGTGTCCTGCAACGGTGCGCAACTTCGTTGCGACGGCGGGTGCGGAGCACCAGTAGGCAACCGGCAAGTAGAATTTTGATGCGTGTGGTGGGATTCTCACGATTCGTTGTACGATTCCGGGTCCTGCAACGGTGCGTCACTTCGTGACATGCCGAATCACCCCATCCCACTAATGAAAAGAGCCCCTAGGAGCAATCCTAGGGGCTTTTTGGCATTCGAGAAGTGTGAAATGACCTGAAAATCCGCTTGGACGTAGTCCAACAGGCCTGCTAGGCAGGGGGTAGGTAAATTTACAAGTGTTTTTTCTAAAATATGGTCAATTTGGAGGAATTTAAAAGATTATTTCTTGACAGAATAGGTTGTAACCTATTTTTACGGATTTCTGGCGCGGTCGGCTAGGGATAATTATCGTTACTAGACTAAAATCTCTCTCAGAATCAAGATAATCACTAGACAGAGTCCTGGTCACTAAGAGAATCTAAAATCTAGATAGAGTCCTAGATCATAGGAAAATAAAACTAGGACCCTATGCCATTTCATGGCATCATTAGCCCCCTATGCCAATTCTTGGCAAGACGGGCATGCCTTGTGGGCCTGAGCCACTCCGTGGCAGAGCTAAAGGGAACTAAAATTGAACTATAAAACTAGTATAAAACCTGTAATAAATTAATAATAAACGATAATCACATCATTAGGCCAGATTCTGGTCTTCATGGTCAGCCGATATCCGCTACGCGGATGCTCGCCAAGTGAGATTCGCGTACGCGATGGACTGTTCTGCACAATTCCAGTGGACCCCCGCACACTTCCGCTCATTTCCCCATACTTGGAAAACAACGCTCACTGAGAGCGCTTCGCTGACGCTACGCGCTCCACACAACTAAGCATCGTTTTCGGCTTTGTGGACTTGCGCGGAGCGCAACTTCGTTGCTTAACCTGCTTTTTTGTCTACCTCTCAATCGTACACCTAAAAAGATTCATTGTCTAGTAGCCGAATTATAAAAAAGTATGGTTGAGGACCATTTTAGAATATTTTTTTAATGCCCTGCCCCCAGCGCAAATAGGTCGCTAGACAGTTAAGAAAATTATGCTTGACCTCAACCAGTGGCCGTGTTAATCTAGTATCAAAGGAGAACAAATTATGTATACCGTTACAACAAATGCTGACTGGCGTGTAGCCTCAGCCAACTCAACTGTAGCTTTTCAGGTAACTGGAGCAGGTGCAGTATTCGTAGGACTAGGAACCAATGCGGCTCCTGCCGCAGGATTTCTATACGAAGCCAACCAAGGAGACCGTGGGGCCTTAACTGACATATTCCCTGCTTCTAGTGGAAATGTGGTTTGGGTTCGTTCCAGCTTCCCAAGTGAGGTTACTCTAGGATGAAATCACCTTTCGACACGTTCGGGGTGAACTCTTGGGCGCCTGGACAGGACGGAGGGTCTACAGTGCTAGGCGCACTCAAGAGTCTTGCTAGAACTCTATCCGGCATCTCAGCCAACGCCACTAGCGTGGCAACGGCTGTATCGACCATTGAGAGTAGAGGATTGTCAGTGTGGGCAGCCCCCACTGCAACCAAGGTTGCAGAAGCTCTTGTGGGAACCACTGGAACAGTATCGGCTGGTACATTTCAGTATCGTGCCGGCGGTCCTCTTGGCGCTCGTGATCTAGGCGCTCTAACTGGAGCTACTCCAGCCGCTGGCTTGCCTTGGAACGGGATGGCTTTCTGGGATGGAAATTCGTTTAGAGGAATCCTCGTTTGGGCCTGGACAGGCGATACGATAAACTCTCTAGGTGACATTGTGGCTGGTGCTCGTCCTGTTACCACACCTGCTTCCATCTTCTCACCTGTGACCGGAGACAACCTGTTCCGTCGCGTTCGTCCACTAGTCATCGACTCGGGTGGCAACATTGTGCTAGACGGTAGCGATGGCGCTACTGGATATCAGTTCTCATCTGCTCAAAACCCAACCTCAAATGGATACTACTCAACCTCATTCTTCTCACAAGACGATGGAGTTTGGGGCATCCGCCCAGGAGCCTCGATTGATGGTGACACGCCTGGGCCCTCACTCACCACAGGATCGTATGGATTTCAGAACTTTAACGGCAGCGAACCTGTCAGCTCATACTGGTGGGGTGGCACTGCTCAGACTTCTACCACGTTCGTTGGAGTTGTATTCTCTGCATAAGAAAAGGGCCCTCACGGGCCCTTTTTGGTAGATGCTCGTTGAATTGCTCGGCGTTCTATGGTGGCTAGAACTCCTGAGAATAGAGTGTGTAGGTTTCTATAGATCCACCGGATAGGACGATTGACGAGATCCCAGGCTACTCCCCACGGCCATAGAACTGCCCACGATGAGATTCGATGGCTGTTCCACGAGGCTGTATAGTCACGGAAGCGATAGCTCTTACGAAAATCGTCGTGGGAATAGTCGGTTGGATTTGCCCGTACATAGTCGTTCCAAGCTGAGGCGATCTGAGTCTCACGTGCACGGATCCAGCGTGGAAATCGGATCATGGTAGCATAAGCTAGTCCTACGAGTACATAGGCTACCAGAGCAGCCACTCCTAGCAACGGATTTGCTAGGGCAGCAGCCCAAACAGGAACCTGGAACCACCACTGAACAGCGGCTCCTACAGCTAGGAAGCTGACAAAACCTCCAAACCAGTTCTCGTACTCTATGGATGCAATTCCTAGAACGGCAATGACCAATAAGGCTAAGATTTCAATCATGAGGAGTCTCCAAGGCTATGCGGCGTACCGCGCTTCTTAATGTGTTTAGGTCGTGGTCGTTAGTGACGATGCGGTCAGCTAGGTGTCTAATGTCTTGCTCGCTAGCATGCCCATCACTCTGAGCGCCAGGTCGGTCAATCCAGATGAGTATTCCACCTACCGCACGAAGTGCGTCCACTTCATGTGGAAACCTTATATCCGAACAGCAGACCGGGTTTGGCTTTAGCATTCTCACACGGCGTTGCCACATTGGAATCCAAAGGTTCGGGTGGATTGAGTTTCGCCACTCTGTACCCAGCTGCTGCATTGCATGGCGCGGAGTTTGATCGTACAACCATTCATCTGGCTGCTCCTTAAGATCACCTTCTAGACGACGTTCCACTTCGTCGTGTGTTAGTCCGCAATACTGATACATAGTGCGTAGCATTGCTTTGAGCGGTGCAGCCATCTTCACATCTACGAAACCTAACTGTTCTAGCGTTTTGACGGCTTCGCTCTTGCCGCTTCCTTTAAACCCTGCGAAGGCTATAATCATTTCTTATTCTCCATAGTTCTGTAGCTTGGCATACGCTACCTGGGCGTCCATAGCTGTCTGCTAGTCCAGTCTGAGCCAGCAGCACGTCAACTAGGTGTTCATTCTCTTGAATGTACTGGTCCCATAGTGCAGAGTATAGTTGACGAACCTCTGCATCATTTTGAGGGCGACGACCTTTAGCTTCTCTCCAGCCTAGCCCAGTAGATCCATCTTCAAACTGTTTGGCCGCCTGATACTGTTCTTCAATTGACCGCCCATTCACCTTGGCGTAGAACGCGCTAAAACGCTTATCACCTAAACTGGAACATTCTAAAAACGGAGGTTCACCATGCCATATCACTGAAGCCTCTCCCAGCAATATTCAATGATGCGTTGCGACCGTTGGTCAGGATGCTCCGGGCTCACATCAACTCCGTTGATGATGTCAGGTTTCCAATCCGCGTCCCACATCTTGAACTCGTTACGAATCATGCGACCTAGGCTGCCATGATACTTGACAAGGCTATCACGAGGGCTGTCAACGAACTGTACGACAAACGTCGGACCCATTGATTGTATTTTTTTGGCTAACCAGACCGCCATGCTGTGTTCATCGTCAGTCACTGGCCTTCTCCTTCAGATCGTCAAGCTGTTTCCATGCACGGCAGCAAAAACAATCTTCATCGTAGTCCTCACATCGAGGACCGAACCATTCCTCGATGGCTTCTTCAATCAAATCCGTCATTATAAATCTCCTAGCGCATCTTGAGCACGTTGTATGGCCCAAGCTACTCGTTCTTCATCCCGGTCGTCTAAAGCTTTTAACAGTTCCACTAGCACTTCTGTTATCGCTTCGCAATCCTTGCGATGCTTTGATTTTACTGATTCAAAAATCACATCTAGCGCAGCATCTAGATTGCGCGGATGTGGTAGCCCTTCTTCAGCTACCTGCTCTACCACCCGTGCGACTTCGTCGCGGGGATCATCGTGATCCCACTCCGTGGGTTGAATAGCAGCCAGCTTGTATCGCCGCTCGCACGAATGTTTCTGCCAACGACCTAGTGATGTGTGGTGTTTGCCCGTTTCATCCACACCGAACCATACCCATTCACTCATTCGCCTCTCCTACACAACGACAGCTACAGGCTGTCCTACTTCTAGGTCTGAACTGTCCGCCTGCTCTTCATCTATGATTTCTAGGGATGCGCTTACCAGAGGATGAATCGTCCACTCATCTTTAAAGTATACAGGCAGGTCACCGTGTTCTCGTTTAACACGCTCTAGTCGCTCAATCAATTGTGTAATTAGCATAGTTCCATTTCTCTTATCTCGATAACCTATCTACAATCCATTCGCCTAAGATCATGCCTGCAAAGTAAAAGCAGGCTGACAGTACAATGCTAGTAAACACGTATCCTGTCACAGTCCAAAGAGCGACAGCTCCTAGTGTGACCATCGTCACATCATAAATTCCAATGTCAGACATCATCTTGTTGCTTCAATCTATCGGCGACGTATTTCAAACTTTCAGGAAAACTGAAATTAGCGTATCCGCCTACGCTCTCTACATATTCGTCATGGAGCGCACGCTCACGAGCATATCGAGGATACACACGAGTATACCACTCTTCTATTGTTTCTTTTTCTTCTTCATCCATGTTTACTCTGCTCCCTCAAATCGGTGCCTGCTCTACGAGACCTACGATACATCGAACGCAGTGGGTATCCTAACGCTTCCGCAGCTACCATGTATGCGTAAGCTTTACCTACAAACTCGGCGGTGCCCATCTTACGTTTTGCTACTCGCTTGAGCACACGATTGATGTGAGCGAATGCCACTTCATTAACCTCGTCTACAAACTCTTTATCTTGATCGTTCACGTTCCCGTCTCCATTGACACCAATCATCCCATAACACAAACAGCATGTACACACAAGCTGCACTTAGCGCTGATTGCCACCACACTGCGGCGGTTACAGCTGCAATTGCCGAGGCTACAATCCAATCAGCTACAAATACAGCTACTGCCCAATCATACCATCTAATCATCTAACCAACACTGTCCTATGCTCTCACAAAGGTCTCTCCGATCGCAGTCGCATTCAGCCATAGTTTGGTAGATGCTCTGTCTCCAATTCTTAGGGGCCTGTTTGACTACGTCAAATCCTTCCATCCGCAGTATGGAGAGTATGCCTTGAGCGAGATCAGGTACATCACCTGTCTCGCAAGTCTTTAAGGCTAGTCGGAGGGCTTCTAATGCTGGCTCACTCATCGAATACAGTCTCCATTCATATACTGCATACCGCTCTCGATGCACTGTTGTTTAAATGTAAGCAAGCGATTTTCATCTTGAGTAATCATATATCCAATACCCCCTAGAAAAAAGGCAGCTAAAGAGCATACGATTAATACCGGTACGTGTTCACTCATGTTTTGGTTTCCATAGTTTTGCGAATCGTAATACGTTCGGCAGTTCTTCTGTTGGCGTAGGACATACTACCACGCAGCTAGTGCGCCCGTCAAGTGTATTTTTCTCGTGAGCTAGGTATACTCCTGGCAGCGCAGCAATCCGATCAAATTCACGCTGGTTGACACGAACTACGCATTTCTTGAAAGACGTGTCCAACCATTCTCTATAACGTAGAAACCATTTCGGCGGGAAATCGTCTGGCCTATTGAAATGCAGGTGAGCTCCTAGCACAGCATGTGCTACAAGAGTTGGCGTCATATAGTCTGGAAACTCATCGAGCACTGCGATGTATAGTTTCATTTCTCAACCCTCTCTACAATCTTACGTCCATGAGTTAGCGTAATACGATGGGTGTCTGTATCTTCTGTCCAAGTTTTAGCCCAAGGCCCACGAACAGTAAAACACCAAGATGTACGATCTGCTAGCACTCTATGGTTTCTGCTGCGGCGTGTGACCTTGGGAAGTAGTGAACGCTTGTAAAACTTGTACTTAATCCAGCCATCATCGTCTAGATATTCTTCTAGAAGCTCTCCGCTAATAAACCAAGTCCAAGCGTTGAAAGCATGAGTGTGAGACGCTTCACGGCTTCCAGGATTAAAACGTAGAAAGGCTACGCTGCATACACTCTTAATTTCAAATAGGAAGAAGGCATCTACTGGAGATTCTGGACCTCCATCTTTTGCCCATGTAAAAAATTTCATTTCTTCATCCTCGTTACCATGCCGACACGTTCAAATATACGAGTGTCGATACGTTCTAGTTCTTCATCTGGAGCCATAATCATTATGCGATGGCCATCAGCGTGAAGAACTCGCATCCAGTTAATTCCTCGATGAGTGAAAATCTTGTATCCTCGGCTGAGCCAGTAGTAAATCTCCGGGCTCATCATAGGAGTGAAAGAGATTTCTGTATCTTTAAAGTGTAGTTTCATTTACGGTTTCTTTCCTGGAAACGCGTCTAGCCAATCTTCAATCCGGTCTAGACGTTTACGGTAATGCATAACTTGACCCATGAGCTGCTCTCGTGTCATATCTCTCATATCTTTGGCCTGACAACCTTCTAGAGGAGTATCGCTGCGAGGACTTGCTGACCTACCGAACCACTCCTTAGCTCCGCAAGTATCACACTTGTACCAGTACTCGCCATTATGGTCTGATACAAAGTCAAATGTTACGTGGCACGGCATCGCATATACTCTTGCATTTTAAGTGTTAGTTCACGAATACGTGGTTTAACTGTAGCGTCATTTCTAAAAATCATGCGCTCCATCAACTGCTTACGCTCACGACGCATATCACCATACTCAGAGCCGATATACTTGCCGTTTAGGGTGTCGTAGTCTTTATCATCCATCATAACAGCTCCAAAAACCTTTGCTTGTCTAGCTGACGTTCACGTTCTTCTGCTGCTAAGTACCGAGACCACATTCCACGACCGTGCGCATCCTCTACATGGCTTTTTAATCCGCCTACATGCTTTCCGCAAATGCGGCACTCCGTGCCGACCTTGCCTCGACGGATCTTAGGACTGCTCTCTTTATCTTCTTTCCAAGCCTGATAAAAATTAATCATCGCTTTCCTATCTTGTAAATGTCTGCAGTTTTACGACCATCTAGTTTTTCTATGGCTGTGTGCATGTAGTCTTGGTGCGCATCAGCAAACTTGTATTTACTGTCTGGAGTAGTGAACTCTACGCGGAACGAGTAGTCTACCTGAACAAGCCTACCATCACCATCACAGCGAGTACACAGTTCTTTCCAATAATCATAGTCTGAGTTGTGGTAAGATGTGCACTCGGACCGCTCAACAACCCCAGTACCTTTACATGTCATGCAAGGAACTATCTTAGAGTACTTTTTCCAATCGGGGTCAATCTTCATTCTATTAGTACTCCTTGTGTTCCCCAGGAGTTTAGATTGTTTACTGAGTGGATTCGTCGCCAATCATCAGCATAATCTCCACCATCACGAAATACAACTGCATCTTGAGGCATCTTTTTAAGTAGTTCAATTAATTGTGCTACTGTCATTCTGCAACCTCACCTACATACTCACAGCCTAACACTTTGGCTAGGTCACGAGCATACTGTTCTGCCGCTTCCCATTCATCATCATCAAAACCGCGAGACCAACAGTTGCTAGTACCACGATCATCTTCGATGCGAATTACTACGTCTACAATCTCAAAGTCAAAGTCTGGAACGGTTGCTACTGATACTTTCATAATTGTTTCACCATCGCTTGTGCCCATTTTTCTCGCCCGCCATCCCAGGCGAATGTTACTCCACCATGAGGTTGCCAGCCATTTTTAATATAGTCATTAACTAGAACGCCGAGTTCTGCTGAAGAATATGCTACTGCTATACGATATGTCATCGTAGATACCACTCCCCTTCATATTGCACACAGTGGTGCCTGAAGTTGCTCCAACGTTCGCAAGGTAGAATGACTGTTTTACCAGTTTCGCAGTCAATGCCGTGGGACACTGACACAGTACCTTTCTCCTCAACGACATTCCAGTTGTGGTCGTACTCAGTTCGCTCAGCTGTGTGTAGAATCACTAGAATCATTTTCTTTACGCTCTTCTGCTTCTTTTAAAATATATCGGGAGGCTTCACCGTTTGGGTCTTCAATGTCACACGACACCATAGCTGCACACACATACCAATCAGGTGTTTGACCGTACCAGTGCATACCTTCGCCATATGCTTCGTCTAATCTAGCTAGCAGATTTGAAATACAAGCTGCAACAACTTCGTCTGTATAATTTTTCATAGTTCATATTACCTTATCATATAGGTATCAAGCAACAGTTATTTAGCAGTTAACCTGGGCAGCAGTACTGCCCAGGCCAAATTTAATAGGTCACTTTCATAAATGTGGGACAATGGTTATCGCTACACACATAACCCATAACACCTTCTAGGCTTATACCACAGCGAGAGCAGGTACGTTTTGGCTGAACAAACACAGGCGCTTTAGTTGGGCTAGGAAATAGTTGCTCAAACACATTAATTTGTTGAGCGTCACGAATGCCTTGGTTATACGCAGCACGCAGCCAATCTTTTACCCGCTGTGGGTCGTCAAATTCAAGGTCTTCCCAGAAACGTTCAGCGCGAGTTGAATATCCTTCCAGCTCGTTGAACCACCGTTCAAAATTATCGGTCGTCATGAGGGTTGATGCTCCTTGTAACCTTATAACTGTCTAGGCCAATTTTAATTCGTTGTTCTGGCCCGATAGTATGAATCTTATCGTTTCTGCTTAGCTTGCCTTGTTCAAAATCCCCAACTGGGTCTTCTGTAATTCGTAGTGAGCCGTCGGGAGATACAATTAGATATTTCACTGGTCAAACTCCACTGATGGGCAGATTTTACTCTTGTAGGCTGCATACTGTTTACCAATTAGAGTTTTAGGCTCTGGATTCTTTTCTTTATACTCTTGTAGATACTCATGGCCTACAGCAAAGCCTATGATTGTTGCAAAGAAACCGACAATTGCTAGGACAGTATATCCGGCGGCGGCAGGGTTTGCTACAACAGCAGCCGACAACACAACACCGAAGGCAATTAGACCGGCACTTACTAGCGCAAGGCCAAAGATACGAAACATGGTTGCTCGCCAGTAAGCACAGAAGTTAGCGTGCTTGAGTTCCCAAGGCTCCATATGATGTTCATGTTGATTCCAGAACATGCGGTTCATCTTGTAGTGCCAAGAGTTGCGATTAATCTTAAATGTCTGCACCGTAAAACTCCTCATCTAGGACTGAGCGTAGCTGTGATACCATCGCCTCATAGCTTTCTACCATATCCATTCCGTATTTGCGACATACCATTTTCACATTACCGTATCGGTAGAATGATGGCGGACAACAAACTAGAACATTATCTCCTGAAAACAATCCCATCTCTAGCAGCGTGACCGGAGATTTAGAATCAGCTGCAAAATAGTAGACAATTAGGTCAGCCGCATCTTGCATTTGCAGTTCCCAATCTACCTGCTCATAAAACTGAGTACCAGGAGTTGGGTCTTGTGTCCAAGAGGAGTCCCAATCGTCACGACGAGGATTGAGCAACACTAGGTCGTCATAATCAGCTAGGTCTTTAGCTAGTCGCTCTTGCCAGTGTTCAGCAGCTCCCATATCAATAGAACCTCCTAGGAATAGTGCTAGTCGCGTATCTAGCTCAAAAGGTTCTGGAGCTTTAATCATTGTTGCCATTAATCTTTTCCTTTAATTACTGTTAATCGTGGTTTACGCCGGGCGGGTGGGGGTTTCACAGAGCCGTCTTTACCTAGATACATCACTCCGCTTTCTACCCAATTAACTCTTGCCAACTCAACTCCGTTGTGTCGATCTGAACCATAGAGAGAGTCTCGCTTGACAGTATCCTTCATTCGACGTTTGCCGCAGCAGGAGCACTGTTGATACCAAACCATATGATGGCGAGGCTCCCAATGCGGCTTGTCGCTATACAAGGTTGCAAAGCAGTTAGTAGCGTTTACTGTATGCCAACGATGGAAGCCAATAAGGCATAACACTTTACGAAACATCTTTGTACCTATCCAGAAAGTTTCTCATGTATGAACGAATATTCTCAGCGCCTACAGGGTTCATGCTATGAACATAAAAATCAAACCGAGGCCCAAGGTCAACGTCATTATCAATAACCCAATCACAAAACCACTTAGCAAAAGTATAGCCGGTCTTTTCTCCGTCACCAATAATATAGTGTACATCTGCCAGATCATGATCAAAGCTAATAAAGCGGGGAGCGCCATGATGTTTTACTGTCCAAACTGCATCATCAAAACTACGACAGACAATTACGTTAGAGTAGTGTCCATATGGATACTTAACATCTTCGGGAAATCGAATATCGTCTAAAAATAGAGTGTAGGTCATATGAGCGCTGCTACTATCATTAATCCAAAGAGTACTGCGGATAGTCCTCTCCAGAGATTTACATTAATTCTTAGCCCGCTATTCTCACTGTGGAGCTTCTGGCTGCGTTTGGATTCGTCGAGATATTTGTCCATATACTCAGAGGCCAGACGCCTGTGTATCGCAGCTTGATTGTCATAACCCTGAGCCATACGAAGATACTTTTCAGCCACTTCACGCCAGTAAAGTTCTTTACTTTGCTGTGCTACCGTAGGTTTTACATCTACTGCCTCGCCTGTATGTCGTTTACGAGCCAAGCGCAAACATGAGATTGCTTCCTCTTCACTTTGAGTGGAGAGAGCTTTCTCAAGAAGCTGATTCACTTTCGTCATGTTGCATTTCCCACTCTGGGCGGGCATCTACCCACCAACATTTGATTGAGCCGTCTACTTGCCCGCCATAGTATTCAGGTACAAAACCTTTTAGTTCATATTGTAATACTAACACATATTTAGGCCGAAACCAACCTAATTTTTGCACACGGTGCCGCCTACGACCAGTAAATTTAGGTGCTAGTGGGTCCATGAGCCTTCTCCAATTGCTTAGCTAGATGTTCTCTTACTGCGGCGTGAGCAAACTGATATAGGTCGTTTGCAATCATTACTGAAAACATACCTTCAGCAGGGAAGGGCCTACCTAGCTGTCGTTCATAAATTCGTGCTACTTCATCAATGGTCATAGAGGATTCCCCAATCTTTGAGTTGACGGATAGAGTCTGCTGCGCTAGTGTGGTGGATGAATGTACCTTTAGCTTCAATCCACAGGTCACGATACTTTAGATAGTCGTCAATGAGAAAGTCACCAGGCTTGCAGTAGTCTCGCTTGTTCTTGCTCATGCAAGTGACCATAGGAATGCCTGGAAAATGCTTATCTCGCCAACGCATCTTCTGAAGCTCTGCCCAGCCGCCAAACGGACAGCCGGTAAGAATGATTGGACGAAGATGCTCGACTGCCCCAAACAGCTCACGAGCGTCAGGCATTAGCGGAAGGTTCTGATAAAAATCACCTGAAGTACGAATCACATGCCAGAAGTTCTTACTGCCGTGTTTTTCTTCGTATTCCCTAGAATCCATTCCAAATCGTTGACGAAACCCGTCGTCAAAATCAGCAAGAACTCCGTCACAGTCTAAATAAATTCGTGTCATAGTTTATCCGTGTAAAAAATATGTTTACCATATTGACCGAGACGGGTCATATGCTTTGCCCAACTGGGACGTACTGAGGCTTCGTGATAGTGATTAGCTCCGCTGCCAAGAAGTGAAGCAGGGTCAGTTAGTGCTTCGTTGGCCAGGATTACGGACTGAGCATAAGCATCTAGGTCTTTAGGCCTGTCGCTCTTACCGTCATTGGTCCAGCTAAATTGATCTTCTTCCCAAACCACTTCGCAGATGGTTTTATGTTCTTCTTGAGCGCGGTTGATAGTTACCTCGGCTACTAGCATCTGAGCATCAAGACTCTCTCCGCGAGCCTCGTGGTAGATGTTAAGTGCGAGGCAAGTTACGATTGCCATATCTAACATTGATGTTTCCTTTATCTGTATGTTAGATAATACCACGCCGTGACTGGTCAAGCAAGTGAATATTTATACTATGAGCCATAGTAGCCCGTAAAAAACCCACACATTAACTGTAGCACCTGCGGCGGCATATGACCATAGTTGTCCTAGAAAAGGGTCTTTACGGTCTTGGTATACTGCAAACGCCCACATCACTATCGTGATTACGGTAGGAATTAGCCACACACCTAAAGTAACTGTCATCGTTCACCTATATCTTCTGCCTCTGCCCAACTGATATAATCTGTTACCCAATCGAACAACTCTTCTAGCGGTATGCCTTGACGAGTTGCAAACTGCACTAATCTTTTGAAATGCTCTGGGTAGAGCTTGATTATATCAACTATATCTGGCTTAGCAATGCTACCAATCTGCATAGCTCTATATACAGTTCCAGGATTTTGCAGCGTTCGTTTATACCCCTCTACTGTTAGAGGCTCGCAGCTAAAATCTTCTGTACCATTCATAACCATATCCCAATCCATTCGTGTTCTCCATATGAGAATTGCCAGCACAAGGCTGGCAATCTTACTCAACGATTTCTTCGTATATCTCTCGCCAACTGAACACACGTGAATCGGTGTTGAAGGTTCGATTGTAGTGTTGGTCTACCAAGATACTGTTCAGACCTAAATTATTTCCTAGATGGAAGTTGCTTAGATGGTCTTCAATCCATACACAACCACTCTCAGCATACTGGTTTAGTACTGACAATTTAGAAACTGAAGGGTCTAGGCAAGTGATGCGATAAAACGGACTAGCTCCAAACACGCTGTGTAAATTCTTTACACGCCCTTCTACGATTTCCGGCTCGTCTCCGATGCTAGTAATAACATGGAATACATATCCGTGATCTTCATGTAATTTGCGGACATATTTGATAGCATCACGATATGGAGGCAGATTAGTCACAAATACAGTTTCGTTGAACATCTTAACGAGTTCTTCGGCTTTTGTACGACTAATATCGTAACACTGATCAATATCGTAAGCGCCTTCAGAATGCTTTACATAACCATGCTTTGACATCCATCGGTCAAACGACCACTCCCAATGAAGAAGAACCCCGTCGCAGTCAGTTAGAATTAGTTTTTCACTAATCATTTTACCACCCGTACCCGCCGCGCTCTGCACGAGAAATCTCGTCTTCTGTAAACTGTCCGCCACTACGGTCGGGATTAATCTTCCAACCTAGCTCAATGTTTTTACGTCTGAGACTGTCTATTTCTCCTACTGCTCTAGATAGAAGAATGTATAGTTCATCGCCAGACATTGTATTGCGAATACCATCTTCTATCTCTACTAGAGTATCCGCGAGATCTTGTAGAATATCAGTCATTTTATATTGAATATCTCTCTCAATTGATGGTACGTATCTTGCCAGCCTGTGGTGTGAAACACCCTATCTTTTGATTTTAGAAGCAGTTCTTGTGCTAGAGAATGGTCATTACCGCCTGCGCGACATTCGTCGCCCCAAAACCACACATCGTCATCAGCATCAACTAGAATGACATGTTTACCACGTCCACGCTCAGTAACGTCAATACCCGTTTTTCCACCTAGAGTGGCGTGCACTCGTGGATACTTACGGTTTATCTCATCTGCTATACGACGACGAACACCAGTCTTTTCGTCCCAAGCAGTAAACTGTTCGCGTTGAGCCTGAGTAGCGTTCCGTCCTGGGATAGAAAGATTCACCATACCAGTTCTAATTTCTACGTGTCGGCCAGTTTTTGTTTCGTATCCGCTCTCGTCTAGGGCTGAAAACAGGTCAATGATTAGTTGAACTGGCGGGTTCCAATCGGCTGACGAAACTCGGTTAGGGCCAAACCACTTTTCAGCGCCTGCACAGCAATACACACGCTCTGCTGCATTGAATAGCTCTCCAACCTGCTCACGGCATTTCGGTTCGTCGCTTCCAGTGACCAGCCAAACGGTTTCTCTAGAACACAGATGCAACATCAGATCTAACATCAGAGGGTCTATAGGACGTCTAGCGTCTGTTAGAGTTCCATCTACATCAAAGGCCAGGATTGGCATGTTTATTCCTAGTCTTGATTAGAAGGTCTAAGTAATCATAGAGGTCTGACTGCGTAGCGAAAACCATCCGTCTATTCTGATAATCACTGTGGTCATCTTGATATGAGAACTGCAACATAAAACCATTGTCACAAAACGAGATGGTGGCTTCTTCTAGATTCTTCATTGTAGCGATCCTATTGCTCCGACGCAAGCTATGAAAGTGCTTACGCCTACTTGTTCTGGTGGTAGTGCATCTGACTCGGTATACATATACTCTACAGTAGATGCAAGCATAGCAGACCAAGGTTCTACATAAGGAAGGTCTGCTACCCAATCAATTGCGTTATCATACTCTAGGCCAAATTCTTTGGCTACAGCAATGATTTCGGCGTGCTGTGCTAATACCTTGCAACCTTCTTCTGTTGTAAGTGCATAGCCAGATGTTGGTAGTACTAGTAAGAAGGCTGCAAGGTATTTAAGCATTTTAGTGTACCAGTACTGGTTTGTTTACTAGCTCTCGGCAGGATGCAACGAGAGCGGAGAAGGCATCACGAACACTCATAGTGCCTTTCTGCATATTCACTTCACGGCCATCGTCTAGACGGGCTAGAAGCACTACCTCGAAGATTTTGTCAATCATATCCACTTGGATACGGTTACGCTTGAGGAAGCGTTCATCTTCTTGTTTCAGCACTTCTACCTCGATAGTGTCTTGTAGGCCATGAGGTTCACGATACAGATTTACGTTAAACAAGTCTTTTATTCCTTAAATTTGATGTTTTGTTCGAGTTCACGAGTTTCAGGTTCATAAAGTGATCTAAAGTAATTATTACTTTCTATCACAGTTTTAAGTATAGACAAACTAGGAGCTTCATGCAAGAGGGCTTTTGAATCTTTTGGGAAGCAAGCTCCGCCAAATCCTCTTTTACCGTCCAGTCCAGGTACTAGCCAATGGCTTGTTCCAAGCCTGGTATCATTTTGAAGAGCATTTACAACGTGATGCCAGCTCTGCTTATCATCAAAGTAGTCATACAGCTCATTCAAATATGCAACTTTCATTGCAAGCATTGTGTTGGTAATATACTTAATCCAACAGGCTTCTTCACCGCTAACATGCTGATAACGATGGGCAAAGCATATAGAGTGCTTACGGTAGTATTCCTCTATTAGGTCGGTAGCATACTCTGTTCCGCCTAAAATAACAGTGCTGGCCCCAATCATGTCTGGCACGGCATTACGCTCTGTCAAGAACTCAGGGTTGAATACTACTCGTTCACTCTTAGCAAACTGTGCTGCAAAGCTAGGAGGTACAGTACTTTTTACTACCACTAGTCCATATGTATTTTGAAGTAGGTATTGAATTGCGTCTAAGGTTATCTTTGTGTTTGCACGACCATCTTCAGATGAGGGGGTTGGGGTGCACACAAAACTAACATTAGGCTCAAACTCTACTACAGCAGATATGTCTACTCCTAGCTTTGGGTCTACTAGTAAAAGATTATTAGTTTGGAAGGCAGCCGCAACTGCTTTACCAACAAATCCAACACCTACAATAGCTATTTTCATTTTGTTTCCATTTCCGATACTCTAGCGCGTAATCCGCTAGAACTAAATCTATGGTCTCTAGTATTAAAGTAGAGACTTATGTCACGCTTTTTGCATATATCTTTTCCTGTAAAATCTTTGTCTTTATACTCTTCTCCGAGTATACGAATATTTATAGGAAACAAACTGAGTATATCTTCTAGGTCTTGTTCTGTCTGATATACTACAATTTCATCTACATATTTAACAGCAGAAAGCTGAACATACCGTTCGACTAGTGTCTGAACAGGTTTATTTTTTGAGGCTCGGTCCAGAGAAGGATCTACTTGAAGTCCTGCAATCAGCCAATCGCACTGACTCTTTGCTTCTCTTAACATTGAGATATGACCTGCATGCAGCAAGTCAAAGGTGGAGCAAGTAAACCCTACTATCTTAGACATAAGTAGTTAGTTTAGTTATTAGTGCTATTAGCCGCCCATCTGCTAGGGCCTGGCTAATCATATTAATCATTGGCATGTTATATACGATAGTCGTCATTAATTAAAAATCCTTTTCTCTTGACGGTTAGAAATCCATTGGCATCATCTTCGGATTCTACGAATTGATAGCCTTGCTGTATGTATCTGTATATAATCTCTTCATTGTCTGACCAGACGGGTATGAACTCATCGTACTGAGGGTCTGGAGACTGTCTGAAATGAACCTCTATCAGCTTTCCGTCTATAAACTCAGCGTTTATATCTTTAACGTCTGACACGCTTTTAAAAGGTTCAGGCAGTTCAATAAGTTTGTTTGTACGCAACCACCGTGAAAATCTTATACCGTCTGCACATTTTTCTCCTAGCCAAGAAGACGCAGGAACATGCACGCCGTTATCTAGTCTGTAGTTAACACTAACATGGTCTCCACTAAAAAGCTCGCACCAAAAATATCCTGGAGGAACTTGTGTATAATCGCCTGCTTCTATGTGTTTTATAGACGCTCCTGCGCTCATACCTGCTAGATTGTAGGTTGGCCTTACTATATACTTAGCTGAGACAGTAGGGGCTACACCGCTAGGCCCACATACATAATCTAAATACATAGATAGGTGTAGCTTGTCAAACCATCGTCTGTGTTGTGGGTATTGCTCCCACGAGTCAAAGTCTTCCAGTAGTCTTCTCACTAAAAAGGAGCTGCCCGAAGGCAGCCCCAGTATATTAGAACTTTAGAGAAACTTCAACGAATGCTTTTTCGTTTTCAAAGTTGTCGTCTACAGTGACGTAAGCACTAGCAGTTAGTGGCTTTACTTGCGAAGGTGTATACACAACACCAAACTCGGAACCAGTAAACTCAGCGGCTTTAGCATCTACATAGAAAGTGCCGTATACGGATACATCAGTAACAGCCTGGAATGATAGTCCAGTTTCAAAATCAGATGAGAAAACATCGTCAGTTGCGTTGTAAGTAGTAGTCAACTCGGTGTTCCAAGCTAGCTTGTCAGTAAGTTCAACTGCCATTGCAGAACCAGCGGTCATAGCTAGGATTGCGGAAGTTGCGATAAGTAGTTTATTCATTATTTACTCCAATTGGGTTTATTTGGGTTTCTTAGCATTACGCTTTCTTAATCACAATAGAGTTGTTCTCTACTGAGATGGATAGAGTATCACCGGGAACCCAACCAGTGACGTCTAATACTTCTTGTGGAATTACCATAAGACAGAGGTCTTCGTCGTCCTCAATGTCTTGGAATATTTCATCCACACTATATGTTCTTGTAATCATCGTATCCTTAATGTATCATACATTGTTTGATAGCAGCAAGGTCAATCTTAAAATGTTCTGCTATCTCATGAGCAATACCCATACTTTTATCTATGAGATAAAGGTTAAGCTCTTTTTGCTGGTGAACATAAACCGCTAAAGAGCCGACAAACATTGCATAGCCCATGCGTATTCTCCTAAAAGCGGCCCGTTCTGTTTCTAGGTGGAGCCATACCCACTTAAATTAAGCTGCTAGAGCTAATTTAACAGGTGCTACGTTGTCGTTTGCACTTATAATTGTCTTGCGGTTATCAGTCGCTTGCTCACTGGCTCCTGGTTTCCTCATGCTCAACATGTCGAATCCCTTTCGGCCCCATCAGAGATACACTGTTATCCTTCTATCGCCGACCACGAGCACCGCAGCATTACCTGTAAAGTCGTGACACGTCTAACCAGCGAACGTATCTGTAACAGCCATTCCATATAGCCAGCGTACCCGCTATAGGTCTGAGCCAGTGTATCCGTGGTGGAGCCGCCGGTATCGAAACCGGGTCCATGCTGCATCCGATTTACGTAATCAGAGCTTAATCTTTGTGTGGTTAGGCATCTAACAGACGATCTTAATGGGTATTGCTTGCGAGTATCTAGCCAGGACTAAAAAGCTGTGACTAAAACCTATTACTCTCAAAAGACGCAAGCGCAGGGTTTCTGGTTTATGCCTACTACTATAAACCCTTTTTCGTTTCCACACGAGGCAGAACACTTATACTACATGGGCGACCCCAAGTTGGTCGGGCAAGGTCCAAATCTTCTGGTTATCAGCCAGCCGTATTGTCGTAGGTCGTCAAACCTAACAGCCCTAGTTCATTTCATGAACGGTCAGTTGACGCTAACCTGTTCACTAGCCTGCAATTCTGCCATCTCTGTTTTTGCAGCGAGGCGTTGTTTCTTTAAATCTTGCAGCAGCGCTTTGTGCTCAGCACTACGATTATGTTCCCGTTCAGCTTCTAGCTGCTCTACTTGAGCATCGAGCTCACGATGGCGTTTGGCTAGCCATTCAATTCGAGTCATAAGTTTATCCTTTCTACTGTAATTCTAAACAGAAGAGGATCTCTGTTCCTCATTAACTGCTGGACATCTTTGTCCAAATCCCTAGTATAAATCTCAACAACACTACCACCAACTTCGTGTGGTTGATTAGTTTGCGTGTTGATTAACGTTACTCGATACATTATACTATACCCGATTCGGACACAACATGCAAATTATTTTTTAAATCAAAAATCTGTGCATCGGGCCAAACTTGAAGTAGTTCTTGTGCGCTCTTAATAGAATCGTAGGCCACTGTGACCACACTAGAATTGGCATAGTTATCATTACTAGCTTCAAAAACTACATGACGTACTAGTTCACCGTTACGACGAATTGCATATCTGCTCAACCTTTTTCTCCTATATCTGCATTAACAATTGCGTTGTGCAGAGTCATATAACCGCAGTCCATACCGCGCATATACATAGACCCATCAAAACCAAATACATCATATAGAATGTATCGGTAAGTTCCTTGGTCTATGATTTCGCCTTTATAGATGCGCTTTACTACAGCGTAAAACGCATCTTCACGTTCTTGTTCAGTAAGCCCGTTCCACCAAGCATCATTCTTGGCCTCATAAGAGGCCTGTTCTTTTTGCTGTTCTTGACCTAGCTCGGCTAGAACGTCTAATAGATTTTTAGTAGACTCGTCCATCATCAATCCCAAAGCCCTTGATAGTATTTTCCAAATAGTCTAAAGCCATTCTGAATACGAGCAGCATAGGCTTTTTGCCCGTCCCAGTCGATTTTGTAGTCGGAACTCTCATCTCTAACCATTTCAGAGGTTCCATCTTCGCTAATCTTCTTAAAACGAAAATTAGGCTCACCGCTTCTAAACTGGTCTTCCCAATCTTGCAGCATTCCTGCCTTAGTCTCAAAGGCGTGAATCATTTCATCTAGAACCCAATCCCAACGAGCGAAGTGATGCTCATCCGGTGCGTACACATTCTTTTCTTCAGCAGTAAGAGGGCGAGCTGCCGTGCTACGAAGATGCTCTGGAACATCCTCATCATCTACACTAGGAGCGCCGTGCTTATTTTCCTTAAGCTGTTTGAGCATAGGAAGAATGATGTACGCTAGAGTGTTGTCCATAGACCAAGTATCCCAGCGGTCAATACGAACTTTAATCTTACGCTCTTTGAACTTATCCAACCACAGAAGAAAGCGATAGAGTAGAGTGTTAGGACGCTCGTCAAGCATATCATACAACTCTCCTACCTCCGGTTCTGGGGCAATGCTTCCATGAGCCAACCACTCACCAAATCTGTGTACTCGGTCGGCAGTATGTGGAAATCCATACTCATCACGTTCTTTAGGGACCCAGAACATCAACTTTTCTGCAAGTTGATAAGGTCCAAACCAGCTTTTATAAGGGCCGATATATACTTTCATTTCCCACCTGTTAAGATTGTGTAGACTATGTATACTACACTCATATAAAATCCAGCAAAGATAGCCAGCAAGGCTATCGCTACTATTACAGATACAATCATACTCATAAATCAGCCCTTTGTCAATTTAAATCTTAATGTAATCTACTGGGCCACCTACTGTAGTACAAAACTCTCCTGCTGCACGGATAGAGTTAACTACAGCTTTCTCTGGTGTTGCTTGTACACGGCTGAAAGCAAACAGCGCTCCCATAGCGAACTCTTGACCGCTACCAACAGCCGTATAACCACAACGAGGCTCTAGAATTGAGAAATCTTCTTGTACGTGGAACAAACGACCACGAATGGCAACGAGGAAATTACCGCCACTTTTAGTTCCTTCTTTGGTTTTGGCAAACGAGTGTTCATCAAAACACTTGATTAGTTCTGGAATAAAATCTTTGACCAGATACTGGTTCTCATCTTCGTCGATTTCAATAGGTGGCGGTGTGAAATGATAACGAAGAATGTCGCCCATTCGATAAGAAGTGGTGTAACCGATACCAACATTAATCTTAGTTAGACTGAGGTCTTTCTTCTCAAACACTTCCAAAGTAACTAGCTTTGGAGTGGTGTATACCTGCTTAACACCGTTGCCCGAACCTAGGGAATCAGCTCCAATATACACAGCCTCAGTAGCAATCAAACCTACAATACAAGTCACTTAAAATTTTCCTTCTAACTTCTTTACCCACTCAATCACGTATTCGTCGCTCCAGCTGGAGAGATACTTATTGTCTTGGCGGAATAGTTTTAGCATTTCTTCTTCAGAGACTACAGAAGAGTCTACAATAAGCTCATCCACATGATTTTGTGAGAACTCTTCCAGTTCTTCGCAAGTAACTAGGTCAGCTAAATGCTCTAGCTTGTCGTCGTCTTTAATCTCTACTACATAACGGTGCTTAAACACTGATACAGTAGTAAAAGTAGCATAACGTTTTGTCATAGTGCTTCCCATTCTCCGGTTACAGCATTTTTCCTACACACACTAAACTGGTCTTGGACTTTAGATTGATCTGGGTTTTCTACTCGCTCGTACCGACCACCAGTCCACTCATCCCAAAAAGCAAAATGGCTTTTAAAGCTATCTTGGTCTCGACACCACTGTGCTGAAGCCTCTGTCCAAGGCCAATAAAACTTCGTTTTAGGCTTGATATTCTCGCGCTCCCAAGCTACGTGCCTGCGAGCGCGAGCATATGATTCTGCAAATGTTTCTGTCATGTTATAGCTCTACATCCACATATTCTAAAATACCAATACACTGAAACATGGTACGGCCATATTTGTACTGCACTGAGTGATGCCAATGTCCGAAGTACCATTCATCAGGCTGATGAAGCTCAAGCAGACGTTGTAGAAAATCGCCAGTACGAGTGTTGTATCGTGGACCTTTTAGCAGTCCGCTCTTCCAGAACATCGCATCAGCAATTTCATGAGGGCAGTCATGAGTAATCATCACACGAGGCTTAATAGTAGAGTACACGTCAAGCATATGTGCGAACTGCTCGTCAGAACACTCTTCATCTTCCCACCAGTCATAGTCTTTTTGACGTTTATACCAGCCTGGAGGGGCATCAGGATTGTCAATAGACCAAGCCCCGCCAATGAACATCACATCATTTTCTACACGACCGTCTGGAATCCAGCTCTTGAATGTTTTACACACAGCAGGGTTGTCATGATTTCCGCGAATAAAACGACCATTGCTGGCACACATATAACCGTCTACGCTTTCATGCCAGTAATCACTCTGACCAAAGCCTACACCAAAATCACCTACTTGAATATGCGGACCTTCAAACTTGTCGATGGCATAAGCCTTATAGTCGTTGAACAGTCCGTGGATATCCCCGACTAGCCGAGTTAGTTGTTTAGTCATAGTAGTATTCTCCGTTGATGGGGTCCGTAATATCTTCTGGATCTACCACTCTATATTTAACTACTTCTGCAACTGTACCAAACGACTGAGTAATATCATGAGGGTCATCGACCCAATAAACTTCTTCGTCTTCGGTCAGTACTTTGTACACATATTCTGTCATTCTGCTTTCCTATAGTCAATGACGCTATCGTGTTTGAAACTGCGCCATGCTTCTTTCTCTAAGTCCCACACACAAGCGATACCTTCTGGTCCTTGTGACCGGCTAAATGTGAGTGAATCAATCAAGTCGCTGCGCTGAGTACACAGCATTTCACGACGAGAACCGTCCTTTTTAGTAAAAGTGACAATAACTCGCTCAGTTTTAAGTAGGTCTAGTAGACGGTTCATCGGATTCCTCAAGTATGTTCTACATGTTTAATGCCTGCTGCAAGAATAGCACTCTCACACACAGTACACGGTTTAGCGTTTTTAGGCTTGCCTTGTTTATCAAAACGAGTAACTACGATGCGGTGCGCTCTCTCAAGGTTACGGCAACGAGAGATAGCGTGAATCTCAGCGTGAAGAAACTGCTTGTCGGGCAACCCAACCTTGCAAGCATGATGATGCTGAAGTGGGTGCGTTTTCACATAGCTATTCTTGCCGATGCTAAGTACACGACCCCGCTTATCGTAGATGATGGCGGTCATGTCAAATCTTTGCTTAGACACAGTTTTCTCCTTGCTTACACACTAATATAGCAGGTAAACAAGCAAACTAGCAAGCTGATAGTTAATCTAGTTCGATACCTAAGTCTACGGATAGAAAATTAGCATACATATCATGGTAGTCTACGCGGTCAAAACCCTCGCTGGCTGTAGGCAGCCAATAACTGGAAACCATCTTGGCCAGCACTTCTTCTGGGATAGTTTTACCTAGGCGGCTATCAAGCCTGCGTTTCCACTCTGCTTTGTCCTCCTCAGTAGGCGGAACGATACAAGTACAGATCATCACATAATCTGTATCTTTGAACCGCTCAAGAATACGCTTACGTTTCGACACAGTTAGGTTAGTTTGGTCCCAGATAATGTCCCGGCGTTCCGCAATAGCTTTAGCCAAGTGAGTATCCATAGACAACGTAGCAGCCTCGATGTTGCCTGCAAACGCCTCGTTATATGTAACGCCAAAATGTTTGGCAATATCTTCAATGAACTTATCTGTGCTATACACAAACTCATAGCCTGTTGAATAGCAGGCTAGTGTTGATTTGCCAGTACCCGGCAACCCAACTAGAATATTACAAGTAGGTAGGCTCATGCGTTTACAATCTCTGATCTGAAACCATCCATAACGCTCAGCACCTCAGAGCACTGAACGACAGCATCTTCGTAGGTTTTACAACCTCTTATGATTTCATGGATATATTCGTCAGTCCAACACTCAACTAGAATATCCCAGCCATCTTCAGTGTAGTGGCAGGTTGCATGTTGGCGCAGTCGTTCAGTCCAGGTTTTCATCATTTGTCTCCGATCCGCATAATACCTAGGTCAGTTTCACCAGCCCTAAATTCTACTACTAGTGTAGATGTTTCTGCAGCGTATTCACTGCATATAAATACTTCAGTAGCGTCAGGATATTCCTGAAGTAACGTATGAATTTGATTCAATTCATCTACTGTTAGAAGCATATTTCATTCCTTTCAAATATACAATACTACAAATGCAAGCTGCCAGCAAGTTCAATCTTCGTTGAACCGCTGGCAAAGGTCATTAACATATTCAAGAGGTGCGTCTCCTACGTCGTGCCAAGGATGTATCTGAACGTGGTCATGAGCATACTTAGCCAGCCGTAACCCTACGCCGTCCCCGTCACAAAGTGCTACAACCCGTCTACGACTTCTCAACATTCTCAACCAACTTGCAGTAGTCGCGTTTACTTCTGTGCTGAAGACAGCTAGTGCGCTGTACCCTAGCCAAGTAACCTTGCACGCATCGAACACTCCTTCACATAGAAACAGAACGTCGCTAAATGACCAACTCTCTAGCCCCCAAACTCCTACTCGGTCTCTAGCCAAACGAGTAAAGTACCTACCTTCTCGTGGATCGTTCTTAGCTTCTTTAGATGCGTTAGGACGATAGTGCTGGTAGCCTACTAGCTGACCGCTAAGGTTCCACAACGGGAATGTAGCTACGTCTTCGCCTAGCCAAGCACGATGCAGGTTCATACTAAAAAACCGCTCGTGCAAGTGCACGGCTAGACTGTTCTGGTCCACAAATTCCATGATATTAATTCGCCTTTTTCAAATTCGCAGAGTACAGGCTTATTCAGTAGATCGCTTATTTTACTTATGTCTGCTTGGTTAAGCAGGTGAGCCAAGTAACTTATCATAAAAGCTGAGGCATTCACACTACCTTCTTGATAGTGGTGTGGCACTCCAGTAAACGACTCAACTGACCATGCGCTGTCTGCTTGGCCATTATGTTGTACCGCCCCCATAGAGACTAACAAGCCCAACTCTGAGTTATACCGACCTCCAAGCGCGATTTCTACTGACGTAATTCTACCTAGTTTGTGCACTCCACAGCTCCTCCTGAAGCTCATCTAGTTCTTCTAGCATAAGCTCTACTTCATATTCCTGCCCTTCGAGTTGGGCATATTTGATTTCTTGACGAAGAGCTTCGATGTTCAGTTTGATTTCTTCAACAGTTCGCATATTGATTCTCCTCTTATAAATCAATATAACAAAATTAAAGCAGGCGTGCAAATGAAAAAAGGCAGAGATTGCTCTCTGCCTAGTCTCTTACTTTAAGCTGCTTACTAGCTCTTGGGTAGCCGCCAACTCTGGGTCAGGCACTAGGCCGTAGGCAGCAAGCGCCCCTTCTGGCCCTGCCATGTCATAACTTACAAAGAACTCTACGTATTCTATTAGACCTGGGATAGTATCTAAGTGCGCGTTCTTTACATAGAAATACAGTGGACGGCTGATAGGATAGTCCCCACTGGAAATAGTTTCTACTGTTGGTTCTACTCCATTGATAGTAGATACTTCAAGCGTGTTACGATTGTTCTCGTAAAAACTCAACCCAAATACTCCAATAGCTGTTGGGTTAGCATCTAAGCGTGCTAGAGTTTCAGTATAGTCGCCGTCAATATCAACAGCAGCGCCGTCCGTTCTAATAGTGTGACAAGCTTTTTTCTGGTCGTCGTCTAGCTTATCAATCCCAAGCGCTGCTTTACACCCTTCTTCCATAACTTTCACATCGAATACTTCACGAGTGCCATGCTTAGTTCCTGGAATAAATGCTAGAATCTCTACGTCTGGAAGTGCTGGGTCAACATCGCTCCATGTTTTTGCGGTACTTGATTCGTGTAGAGCGCTGTACAGCTGTAGAGGTGTTAGGTCGTCAATGTTTAGCCTGTCCACGCTAGATGCAAACACAATTCCATCATATCCTATTCTAACTTCTGTGATTGTTCCTATTGAGGCTTCGCACTTAGCCCATTCTTCCTCTTTCATTTTAGAAGAGCTGTTCGCTATGTCTACAGTGCCCTCACCTATACCTTCGCACAGCTTTTTACGGCCAGCACCAGAACCGCCACCTTCAACTACAGGGGTTGGGAAATCAAAGTTTTCACCAAACGCCTCAGCAACTATAGTTGCATACGGAAGCACTGTAGAAGAACCCGTTACTTGTATATTATCTCTTGCAAATGCAGAAGAGGCTACTGCAATAAGTGCAACACTTAGTATTAATGTTTTCATTTATATCTCCATGATTTAACAGGCTACTATCAGCCTAATCTTAGTATATAACATTTTTGTTACAGTTTTGTGACAGCCTGCTATTTTTAGAAAAAATAAAAAGGGCAGAGATTGCTCTCTGCCCTCGCACATTATTTAACAAGCTTATCTACTAGAGCCTTACCAGTAGGAGTCTGCGCTAGACCTTCTAGTAGTGCGCCTATGTTAGTGCCGCCACCAGAACTTAGAATATCTCCTAGGCTGCTAATACCTCCAGTCACAGTGCCGTTGTTGGCAATCACTTTCAAATCAGCACTCTCTAGAGCTTTAGCCTGTTCGACACCTACAGCCTGAGCAGCTTCCACCTGACGAATAGTAATCAGATACTGCTGATAGCTAGCATTCTCACCAATCTCTTTAGCCAGAACAATCTGAGCCTCGACAGGAGCAAGTTGTAGTAGCTTCTCAGATTCAGCTACAGCCTGACCTTTTACTAGAATAGCCTCAGCATTACGGCGTTCAGATTCTAGTTGGCCTTCTGCAATTAGAACAGTGCGTTGCTTTTCACCTTCTGCCTTAACAATGTCAGTCTGCTTCTGTTCATCTGCACGAACGATGTTAACATCCTTTGCAATCTCAGCAGCTTTAACCTGCTCCACCCGAGCAACTTCCATTGCTTTTTCAGTGGTAACTTTTTGCTGTTCAGTGATTTCCTGCTTAGCTTTTTCGTTCGCAATACCTACTTCTTTCTCCTTCTCAGCAGTACGAATACCTACTTGCTGTTGAGCAAGCTGACGGTTCACCTCTACTTCGCGGTCTGCGTCGATCTCTGCATTTTCAGCAGCACGCTTGTTTTCAGCAACTACTACGCGGCTTTCACGTTCAATCTCAGACTTTTTCTTCTCCATGATATTCTGGATTACTTGACTGCCTCGGCTGTCGCGAATGTCCATCAGTTCGATGTTCTTGACAGTAGTAACACCCCAAGCCTTAAGCTGCTCGTTAACTTCTGCTGTGAACGCAATGCCGAACTCGCTACGACCTTGCATAATCTCTTCAATATTCTTGCTTGCTAGAATGGTACGAGCAGCACCTTGAAGGATAGAAGTTAGCTGAGAGTTTAGTTCATTTACGTTAGCTACTCGTTGAGCAGCGATATTAGAGTTTTCAATTCGGAAGAAAGCTTCTAGGTCTAGAACAAATGGAAGACGCCCGCTGTCATATGCCTCGTAGTCTTTAAGACGTAGACTGAATACGCTAACTGGTAGCTTGATTACCTGAATACCGATACGAGGAATCCATGCGGGCCACTCGTAGTAAGTGTTACCTGCTTCTTGGTCTTTACCAAATGAAACAGTCTTAGTAGAGCTTTGGATGATGTGGACTTCGTTAGTACTAACTACTCGACGAAGTGAGATAATCCAAGCTACAAAAACGACAGAGACTAGAGCTAGAACACTTAGCACAGCCATAAAGATGATAGAACCCATTAGTTTATTCCTTTGTTTCAGTTTTTTCTTTTACATACTCTACTTCGTTCCCATATTCATCTATATGGGTTTCGTATGAGTACTCGGCGGTTTCAGTAAGCATCCTGCGCAGAAACCAGACGAGTGCGTACACTAGTACAATGAAAATTATGATTACAGATGTGTATAACATTAATCGTGCCTATATTCTTCTACTTCAGTTCCATTACGAGAAATTTTTACTCGAACGTGGTCGTCGTACACTGCTAGCATAATGTCGTCAGGAATTAGAGTCATACACTCGTAAAATGCTTGGAAGGCGTTATTAATACGATCTGCATCTTCTGCAGAGTATATTGCTCGTTGCAGTTCAATTTCAGCAACTTTCTCCTGAGCAGCCTCAACAGTATAGGGCCAGGGGCGATGCCATTCTATCCTATCAGTAGGAGATAGATTATGCTTAATTTTATACTCTTCAAACCACGCATTAGGATCGGCTACGTATACACGTACTTTTTCTAGTGTGGCTAGGGCAATATCGTAATCCTCACTAGAGTATAGATACGATCCCTCACCGTCAACTTCGGCTTCGGTATCTCCATCGAGTACGTAGTAAATATCATGCCTGCTAAATGAGCAAGGCTCTCCATCATTGAAATATGGAGTATACTGAACCCAGAAGATGTGGTCGATTTCTGGGGCTGCTCGAAACAGCTCTTGTGCTGCTTGCTCGATTAGAGACTGACTATCAGATTTCATCTGAGCCATAGCCTCTGCAATCCGCTCATTCAGAGTTTTAAAGTTTTGTTTAAGTTGTTCTAGGTTCACGGTCAGTCCTTACGAGAAGTTGAAATGAAATTCTTGCGAGAATACCATATTACCAGGCTGGTCACTGTTGAGCAACATGTGTTTTACAGAGTCAGGAAGCATACGACCAAAACGAGTTAAAAACTCTTCTCGTTCTAGAATTTCAACGCCGTCCGCTATAAAACCTCCAAACCTAACTACAAACTCTCGCTTAGCACGATATTCAGCGGTGTTTTTGGTTTCAGATTCAAATACGAATTTACCTTCTTCATCAAAATAGCTGTCCCGCACATAGTCTTCTTTGTGAGGATATGCACGAGTAATGAGTAGGCAGATAGTACGGCCTTCCCCTGTAGCTGAGTAGTCTGCGGCTAGAAATTGATATAGCTCACTCATTGCGTAGCTCGTCCTCTAAAACTTTAATCTTGTAATCAAGCTCTTCACGTTCTTGCTTAAGCTGCTTTAAATCTTCCTCTCGTAGCGCCTGAACGATGAGAGGATGGCTTAATACTGGTTGAATGCGAGTATAGATCTTTTTTAGCTCAACCCAATATTCAATAGGTTCTCCTAGAAAAGTACTAGTCTGCATCTACACCTTCCCGCTTAGCAAAAGCACGTTGGCCCATACCTAGCATCCAAGGTTCGGGGCTTAGCTTACCGAGCCAGTCTTGAATTGTGGGTATCTTACCACCGCAATCTTCTTTAACATGGTCTTCTCCAATGTCTCTAACGCTGACCACTTTTCCATCGGAGTTAGTAAGGGTCGTGCCGAATAGTTGTTCAGCAAGAAAGATTCCAAAGGTGTTGTGTAGGATTGCTCGATGCCCGAAGTCTGCATATGCTGCTTTGGTCGAGTCAAACCAATCGTGGATATGTAGGTAGTCTGAAATAACTCCCCCATAACGCTTAACTGAATTTTTTGCATGGATGTACGGTTTCATAGTTGTGTTTTCTTTTCAAATTTAAGTCGAGAGGACCAAGCAGCAGCGCAATAGAAGGTATCACCTACTTCTAGCTGAAATCCGTTAAAACGAAAACGCTTTAGAACTCGATCACCATTCCAACATGGATATGGAGGTATTTCGATATATCCACGTGATTTCAGCAGATTACGCACTTCTGCGAAGGCAGGATGGTCCTTGTGTGCTGCTGTAACTCCGTAATGACCTTCAAAGTCATAACGAATTAAGCAGTCTGTAACAAGATTTTCTGGAATGTCTACACGTGGATTTTCAACCTCCTTACGCTCAGGAGCTGGATTATCTCTAAGATACTTGTGAATAACTTCGTTAGGAATGACATTATTCCACGACATGTCAGTCTCCTAGGATTAGTCGTATACAGAAATAAGTAAAGCTAGCTGCCAGCGCTGCTGAAACAACAGGCTGACTAATCGTATCTGTGAGCACTTGAAAGGAAGCAAACCCAGCTAGAGTAGCTTGTAGTGCGTAGTAAATCTTCAATTCATTTTCCTCGCGATTGCAGCTAGATCTTCGATATTAACCGGGTAGTAGTCAGTTTGCTCAACGCAAACGCAGTGATACGGCCCTTTAGGGCTTAGGTTCTGGTGAATATGACCATGCACGTTTAGCATTTGCTTGCCTTCACCTGCACCACGATACAGCCCACTCTCGTGCAGTGGGACGTGACTTAGGATGATGCCAAACTCGCTAAACACACGCCACATTTCAACCTTAGCAAACCAACCACCGCTGGCAAGCATCTTGATGTTATCGTGGTTACCAACAACGAGACGCTTCTGACCCATTAGGCGCGGCCAATGGCGCTTCATCCAACCTTCTTGGTCGTTACCCATAACTACGTCGCCAAGGTGATAAACCTTGTCGCCAGGCTTAATCATCGTGTTCCAACGATGAATCATAACCTCGTTCATTTCTTCTACGCACGAAAACCCCGGACGGATAAGTTCGCCAGACTCTGAGTCTGTGAACTTGAGAATGTTCGAATGGTTAAAGTGCGTGTCACTTACTAGCCAAATATTACCTGACATTTTATTTCGTTTCCACTAGCTTGATTTCGTTTTCTGCTACCATGTACCAGTCGGGTGCGCTGGGAGCAGTATTATATGAGTTGAGTTTGTCCCGATACTGAGCTGCTGCTTCGTAAGTGTCAAAGTCCTCGTGTTTGTACCGTTGACCCCAACCACGCTCAGACTCAATAACAGTTACGCGATATTTAACTTTCATTGTATTTCCTTTTATATTCTATACAATAACATACTAGGCTTAGTAACGCAACTAAGATTTGGATGTAGGTGCTATTAGCAGTCATGTGCTTGTTAGGTATTTTGACGCTTGGAGATAATACGTTATACTTATAAATCCTCATGTGCGTAGGACCTAAGATAACTTTCATATTACATAAATCCCCATTTTTCTGCACAGATTGGACCAATCCCGAGGTCAATGCTTTGTTTGTTAGAAAGAACACGACCACAGCAAGCACATGAACCAGTACGACGACCATAACGGATGGCGGCATCGCGCGGGTTCTCTGCAATCACACTGAGAGCAGTTTTATGCTCGTCAGTAGCTTCGCGAGTACCAAAGAAACGACCGTCTGCAACCTTACCGATATACTCGTCATTCTCAGTCTTGACATACAGAGCACCTGCATTGTTACCAGTAGCAGGAGCCAGAGAAATCTTCAAACCTTCAGCACGATACACAGGACGCTTGTAGCCTCTCTCACGAGCATGAGCGAACATATCAATGATTGACTGAAGATTGACTTCCTTAGCCTCAGCCTCACGTTGAGCACGGCGTTCTTCCATGCGAACCAGCATAGCCTGAATAGCAGCCACCTGCTTTTCGCTCCAAGCTTTACCAGCATTGTGCTGCTCAGCAAGAGAACGAGCAAGATCGTTCCAGGTGGCCATAGCGAACACACTAGCATAGATAGTGGTTTCACGGTTCAACTGCTGTGCAGCTTCGATTGCGTCTTGCTTTTTCTTGGCGCGCTGGAGCCGAGCCTTCTCCAGCTTGCGCGGGTCAGTTTTGAAGTATCCTTTGCCGCGGCAGGCAAAGCACTCACGCTTGTCCTGATGAACACGCACACCACTGTACAAGCCCGTGCCAGCACACTGGCCGCACGGATAACGCTTTTCTGCCGACGCCTTCAGAGGGATAGGCGCGGTATCTTCAGTCAGTGAATCAACAAAGCTGTTCCAGTCGCTCATCTCTCTCTCCTTCTTTATAATTATTTATAACACAAAGAAAAGGAACTAAGCAAAAGAAAACAGGCAGTGTTTCCACCGCCTGTTCACTTACTCTTGATTTGGGTCGTCGATAGGTGCATACTGCTTCTTGGCCTTGGATGCTTCCGCGGCCAGCCGCTTGTTACGCTCGTCGTTTAGACGCCACACTTCAGCCATCAGACGTGTTTCATCACTACGATTCATCACACACCTTCCTTTGCACGTTCACGAATGTTCTCGAACGTATCTTCAACTAGGATAACGCCGTTCTTGAATACAGGACGTAGAAGGTTTGTTGCCTGGAACTCCCAGATGTAATCTTCTGGGACAGTGCGGATGTACTCGTTGATACCAAATCCAGCTTCTTTTACAAGAGCCAGACGACCTTCTTTTGAACGCTTGCCGTGGTCGGTTACTGGGTCTTTTGAGAATCCAACCCATTCACCCTCGTTAATACGAATAGCTGACGCTTTCATAGCATATTTGAGAGTGTCACGGTTCCAAGCCTGTAGCAACCCGCCACCCATGCCAAATGCGATATTTTCTGCCGAGAAACCTGCTGCTTTCAGATTGTCAAGAATGATTGGCAGTGAAGTCTCATTGATGCCATCACCTTGGATAACACGAACCGAAGGATGCAGGACCTTGAAGCCCTTACTGTTCACGGTGTAACCAAACTTGTCCATCAGGATCTTGATGACTTCGATTGGAACAGTTAGCGGATCACCAGAGTCGGGGCGTACCACTACGGTGCCGCCTGCAATCATAACCTTGCCTTTCAGTCTAGTCCCCCAGAGTTCACGGCAGGCCTCCCATAGGTTGAAACTGTCAGAGACGCAGCCATACAGCTTGCCCGGACCAGCAAACTTGTCAATCATGTTCTCGAAGGCTTTGACTTCATTCTCGCGACCCCAAGAAGTGATAGTGCTATGTTCACTAGCTGGGATAGAGAAACCGACAACTTCATCAGTGTTGTAGTATTCCATAACACCAACAAGAGCTTCAGCGGTGTCAGTGCCCATGAAGTTCACGAGGTGGGCCATACCGCCAAGCATTGCAGTTTCACTAGACGATGCGCCACGAGCACCAAAGTCATGTAGCTTGAAGTTAATCTGAGCATCGACTGGAACGTCAGATGTTTCTGCAAGAGCACGCTTGATGATCTTCTTCATCTTGCGCGACTTCGTCGCCACGGTAGAAGGATACCACACGCCACGAAGCATAGCTGTTTCCAAGTACGAAGTCAACCACCACAGGCGCGGGTCTGTGTTAACTACCTGAACCTGTACGTTATGGGTTGGCATAACCGTACCTTCTGGTACTGCTTCTACCAGCACTGGCAACATACCGTTATATTCGTTTACGATAATTTCCCAACCTTCGCGGTTGAAAGGTAGACCGTGTGCTAGAACAATACGTTCTGCACGATCTACGTCCGCCATTGTGATAGGCGTGGTCATATAGTCTTTCATAAACGCTTGCAGACCAAAGAACACACTCTCATCTTCGCCACCGCGGCTTTCAATGTACGAAGAAATGTGAGTAGTACCTGCTGGATACTGAACCCACTGAGAAAATTTGTAGCTATCGGTACGAAGGATAGCTGAGATAAGATGTAGTACTGTTTTCATTTTAGAACTCCTCTAAAGTTAATGCCAGTTCTCTCTGAACTGGACTTTTATTTTGGCGTTAGTAGTGTATTACAAATTGGGCAGTTAAACCCACGGTAAATATCATGACCCCCGCCATAGTCATAGTCATGATATTCTCGAATATCACTGTGAGTATATTCTAACACAGACTTACATTTATGACAGGTAATCTGTAAAGCACCCACTGAAATTACTTTAACCATCTGTTATCCAATGTTGATAAAGTTGTCGATGATGTGGAAGTGGTCTTCAAACATCTTCTCTTGCTTTACATCCTTGAACGGAACCCAAAAGGCTTTAGCAGCGTCGTCAGAACCTTTGACTTTTGGTAGTTCACCAACACCCAGATCAATGAAGAATGCTTGAGTGATGGTACGACCGCGAACAGAACGATTAGGAGCGTCAAAAGTTTTAGACGCTTTGATTGACCCTTTCAGGACAGGGACAGGAACCTTGATCTTGGTCTCTTCCTTCAGTTCACGAATGGCACCATCAAGCATAGTTTCTTCTTGATTGAGAAACCCGCCAGGTAGTGCCCAAAGACCTTTGCCAGGCATATCGCCACGCTCAACAAGAAGAATATGACCCGACTGAACAACAACTGCATCAACAGTCATGAAAGTCGGAGGGAACGGTGCAGCTTTCCACGATTCTTTGTACCGTTTGACCATTTGGTATTCTTGCTCAAGAACTTTCCATTGCTCCGACGCAGAGATTAAAATATCAAGCATCTTGTTTCTAGAGACGGCAGGCATCAGAGTTTTGAGATTCTCTAGCGTCTTGCTATGAACTTCAAACAACATCTTACGAATGTCAGTAGCATTGATACCGTCAATGTCAGGAACTTCAACGTGATTCTTCCAACGTGGAAAGATGTTCAAGTAGTAGCTGGTGCTGTCTTTCGAGTGACCAATCAGACCAACGTCTTTTGCATAGGGAACAGTAGCATCAACAATCCGTTGAATTGCATTGACCCATTTATTGTCATCATACGGGTAGTCAGAGACTGGAACGACTTTTACGCGAGACGTTTTCACTCGACCTTGAGCACCTTCATAAGTGAAGTGCTGTGGTTCAGTGAAACAGGCTTCAATCATTGCCTTACGTTCTTCGAACGTGAAAGGGTTGCGGATATTTCGAGCAGCAAAGCTAGAGCCGACTACGACAACTACCTCTTTAGCTTGTTCTAGTGCAGCATCAATAACTGCTTTGTGTCCATTGTGAAACGGCTGGAACCTGCCGATAAATACTAGTGCATCACGCATTTGTAAAAACTCCTTTTACAGTTAATATAGTTCTCTCTGAACTATACATATAATATAGCACTCAACTAGCAGGCTGGCAAGTGTTATTTAAATTGAACTTGCTCTACTAGTACGTCTGCCGGAATACGATAGACGGTTACAGACTCACATACTCGCGTGTAGAAATATTCACTGCCATTCAGGCCTAGTTCATATGCTACTTCCATCATAGCATCGCAAATAGCATCAGTCTCTTCTTCCTCGTCCTCATAGTCGGACAGTGTTAGATTGACAAAGCCTGGATGGCTGAAATAGAAAGCACGGAAAGCTGGTCGAGCAGCATTGTCTTCACCGTCACATAGATTTCCGATGTCGTGCTCATTACGAGAGCTGGACCCAAACATCTCACAGAATGCGACAACGTCGCGAGCTTCTTGTTCTGTGTCTACTTGAATCTCTTTAGTATTATAATTGTCTCCGTCGTTCTCCCAAGAAGTAACGCGAATCAAATATCCAGCACGGTATAGAGTTTTCATTTTGTGTCTTTCTCAATATTTTCTTGTATTTTTGCCTTAGCTTCTTCTTCAGTTCTAAAGTAGTATTCTCCAGAATGGATGTACTTACTAAGGTTTTCTGCATCGTACACTACCGTAGTAGTACTATTGCGGTCAATCTCACAATGAATGAATGTAAACTCACCACGTGAGTACACATCATCATCCTCGGTTAGTCGCCCCTCTACGACTGGACGCACAATACCTACAACGGTATTACGCTCAATCTTGAAAGACCGAGGGGGTTTGTCATAACGGTACCACTCAACTCCATCCGCATCTGTCATTGTAATCTTCTTACGAGACATAAAATTCAGATTTTCTTGGATGTGAAAAAACTCGTCGCCTACTTTAAACATGGAGTAATTACCTCAATTCCGTGTTGCATTGCTTGCTTAATCATATTGCGAGTGCCAGCCCCTCCTCTAAAGGCTACTACTAGGTCTGGCTTACCTTCTTGAATCATTTGCAGGTTCCTTACTGGCCCTGCGTTACGTCCGTAACGAGCCCAGTCTGCTCGAAAAGAAAGGACCGGGACCTGTACGATTTCAGCCCATTTGCGGGCTAGGCTATCTGCTCCCCGAGCTTCACCCTGAATTATCAGCATATCAGGATGTTTCATGCGAATATCTTCTAGAGTATCGCACAGGAAGTATATCTCTATGTCATTGTCTGACTTATCTGGATTCTTACCATAGTCTCTACCACCGCAAACTAATACTCTCATTGTCTATCCCACCATTCAGCCATTTCAATGGCCATAGATTCAGCCTCAATCTCCCAAGGACGTTCCAGATAAGGAATATCGTCAGAAACCTCTTGACCACGCCAAAACGCCTTACCACCGCTACGCACAAGACGGCCAGTAACATACTGGTCAATGTGTACCATTTCATGAAAAACAGTGACCGGATCTACTGCTGCTACTCGTACCATGTACAAGTCTTCGTCACCAATCATATACCCGTGCATCAGTTCCGCCAGTTCCGGCTTGACCTCAAGGTCAACTTCAAGGTCTTCGTCAATAAGATGAAGCCTGGCTGCGGCGAACGCAGCCAGGTCAAACAGAGTTTTATCATCTGCAATAATAATCATTTTCATCCCTTTCATGTTATATACACAATAACATGAAACAAGCTGTTGAGCAAGTTACGACTTAACGCCAGTAGACCCAAACCCGCCAGCACGGTCAGTTTTCTGACCTGGAGCTGTATCAGTTTCTTCGATAGCGTATGTGAGTGTTGCAACCAATTCGCCTTGGGCAATGCGATCTCCGTCGCATACAATCTGGTCAACTCCTGAAACATTGTACAGAGTGACAAAGCACGGGTCTACATAATCACTATCAATAACACCTTCACAGTTAAACAGTGTTAGACCTTGCTTGAGGCTAATCCCACTACGTGGGTGGAACCGCACACTGTAACCTGAAGGAATATCCAAGATTAGGTTCAGTGGTACTAGAGTACGAGCACCTGCTGGAATAGTAATAGAGCTGAAAGCATTTACAGTAATGTCGCTAGGAGCGGTCTCCCCATATCGGAAACATTTTACTGAAGTGCTAGGGATTAGAGATGCGTGAACATCAAAACATGCCGCACCCTGAGTGGCTAGTTGTGGTACTTTAGCCGACTCGTGTGTTTTGAATACCTTTAACATCATGCTCCTTTAATAACAAATCCTTCAGTAGAACGGTTCTTCCAGATAGTTGAAGCATCTACACGAATGAACGGCTTGTTGCGTTCTTCTTTGTTAGGGTTTTCAATAGTAACCATAACTCGTTTACCAGCACGGAAAGCTTTGAGTTGATTTGCAACTCGCTCACTGGATGCGAGATACTCGCTGCGTAGCGCGTTTGTCATTTTACGCGCTACATTACGGTAAAGACCTGACGAAGTGTAAGTCTTACCAGAGGATTTTTTACCTTTTGCCATCTATTACTCCTGGGCTAGTATTTTTAGAATGATTCGAGTTACGAGTAGATTTCTATTCGGTTGTGGTCGTCTACGCCCCACACGGGGCGTAAACATTAAGCGTTGTTGCAGCCAATGGCCGAAACGTTCATGCAGCGAATGCATAACGTTCATCCATCAGAGTCTTCAGCATTACATTGTAAGGCGTGAAGTCTTCAAGATCGTTTGCCAGAACGCTCTTCATGATTGCAGGGCTGAAACCCGACACATGTGCAGTACCGCGGCTGTCGAACTGAACAGGTACGTTGCCGTAACCAGAGTTCAGGTTCCAGAACACGATCTTTGGCATAGCATAGCCAGCCTGCTCGTACTTGCGAGCAATCATGTCCAGAGCACGGTCGTCATAGCGAGCGCAGTGGTCAAACTGCATATCGCTAAGGATCAGAAGGATACGAGGCATATCCTCAGGTGCAGCATTACCATTTACGGCAACTTGCAGAATCTGATCGAAAGCAGCGTGTAGGTTAGTATTCATTTCCCAATGAGCAGTGCTCATGGTACGAATACGGTCACTCAGAGAGCCAGTCAGCTTTACCATAGTCGGACGACCAGAGAAAGTCTGGAACAGGTCTTTGAAAGGACCAGTGTTCTTGGAGCTAAGGTATAGACCTAGAGCAACTGCAACTTCGATTGGCTGTACGTGGCCAGGACGAGAGTAGCTAAGGCTACCCATCGAACCGGAAACGTCAACCATTGGGAAGACCATTGCATCGCCAACGTAGTTTGGAAGAGCATTCCACTGTTCGTTGGCTACCGCAGCGTTACCGTTAGCGACGCTTTTTACAACGTCATGAGGATAAACTGCGCTTGCGTTGATTTTGACCTTAGGGTCACGCTCAGCCTGTGGCTTTTTCAGCTCCTGAATATAACGAGTATACGCTTCAGATGCGTTACGGCCAAAGGCTTTTTGGTAGCGAGCGGATGCAACGCTAGGAACGTGAGAGAAATTAATCTCATTCCAAGTCTTAGCACACATCTGAGTCTCAACAACCTGAGTCAGACCAACGATTAGCTTACGATAAGCCTTAGGTGATAGGCCAAGAAACTTGGTCAGCTCTACAGCTACAGAGCCTTTGCGAGGCATCCACTTAGCGCACAGACCGTTCTGGTCACGAAGAGCTTGACCAATCATCTCAAACGCCGCAAGACGGTTTACGTGGTCAGTGTATACGAACAGGTCGTCCCAACGACCAAGCTCTGGAACCTTGTGCATGATGCGACCAGCAAGGCTAGGATTAGCCTTTTCTAGTGCAGCTAGCAGATTACGGAAAGTCTGGCGCTCACCAGCACCGCCGCGAATATCACGAGCCCAAAGTAGAGTGCGAACGGCAAGTTCTTCGTTCTCGCCGATAGCAGCCATGAAATGCTGTGACACATCTTTGCCACGAGCCGAGCCAATCATACCAAAAAGGTCCAGTACCGCGCTAGAAGTGGTAGCGTGTGCACGCATACCGTTAGCGGTACGAGGAGTGAGGCTGTCATTTAGGACTGCGTTAGCAAAAGTGTTCATTTTATTTCCTTTCAAAGATTTCTGGTTTGTTGCGGAGACTCCCGTCGTCCGCTATTAATGATGATAGATAATTTTATGCTGAAACAAACCGACGCTTATCACATTTTAAATGATTTAAGCATCCAGCGTCTTTTTTGTGTGGCAGTAATCATATCTTCTAGATGATTAGTGATGCCGTAGTTACCGACTGCATCAGCAGCTTTGTGTGCTGTGTACAGAGTGGCTAGTAGAGTGTCGTTGTCTGCAATCAGATTCTGGAACATCATTTCAACTGGAGGAACAGTTGTTTCTTCAGTGATGTTTGATAGTTCTGAGAATCTAGAGTATGAGAATGGGCTGTAGCTGTCTAGTGTGCGGATTTCTTCGGCTATAGCATCCGTATATCCATGAACTTCCTCATAAATCTCGCCAAAAAACTCGTGATATTCTGAGAAGTTTCTGCACTCTACGTTAATGTGGTAGTTGTGTGCTTTCATGTAAAATGTGAAAGCCGTAGCAAGAGCTACTTTTAGTTGATAAACTAAATCTTCATTATCTTGTTCCATATTTATTTCTCCTACGCTTTCTAGCGTTAAGAATAATATACACTAAGATAAACATGATGGCAAGAAGAATTTTAAAATTGGTGCCCCCGTCTGGATTCGAACCAGAAACCTCTGCATTATCGTTGCAAAATTAATGGCTGTACGGATACACGACTGTATCCCTTTTAAGCGCTCTAACCATTGAGCTACAGGGGCTAACTTGGTCCTGACAAGTGGATTCGAACCACTCCTGTCTGATCCACAATCAGATGTGCTGACCGCTAACACTATGTCAGAATATATTGGAGTCCCTAGCAGGAGTCGAACCCACATCATCGCGTTCGTAGCGCGGTGCTCTATCCATTGAGCTATAGAGACATTAGTCGAATTTAAAAGACGGAACTACATTAGAAAAAGTGTTCACTGTGCTATTAAATTGATTTGTAATCTTAAAAGGCGTGGAACCACTAAACTGAAAGCTAAAAGACTGAGCAGTGATTCCGTTGCTATATGTAAAAGGCTTTTGAATATTCAGCCTTGCACTAGAGCCGTTTACAGATTTCATCTGTACGGTTACGCGTGACCCTACATTCTGTGCGTAGGTGGACACACTATTTGAGAATACGGTTTCTGCTGATGCCGCAGAGGAGAGCAGCATCAGCAGAGGAATGAGGATACTTTTCATCATCATTGTTTTTATATGGTGCCCCAGCACGGGATCGAACCGCGGACCTTTAACTTACTAGGTTATTGCTCTACCACTGAGCTACTAGGGCAGATGTATTAGCCTAGACGCACAGCGGCTAGCTTAACACCTTTGAAACGCTTAGTAGCGCTTTCGCTTTCAGTACCTACTGCTACTACGCGAGCGATGCTCATTTCGTCAGTTAGCAGAAGATCGCCTACAACAACGTCGCCTTCAGTGCCTAGATAGGAGTAAACCTTACCTTGACCGTTGAACATAACGTCGAAAGTGAAAGCCATTACACGCTTGATTTGGTCAGCAGCGAAGGCTTCGTAAGTATTGGAGTCTTGCATTAGAAGCAAGAGTTTGTCGCCATCGTTAGCTTTGTATTCGCCATAACGATTGCCGTCTACGGTTTTGTATAGTTTAACAGTCATTTCAGTTTCCTTTTTTACTGTGATTTCGTTTAATTCTTTTGCGGTGTTAGGCTCATACAGAACAAAATCGTCTTGTGTTCTGAAGCCTAGTTGTTTGCGACTGGAAAGGTATTCGCAGTGAATAGCGTACCCTTGTGCTTTTATCACACGCATTGGAGAAGTACCGTTTTTAAGACGTACAATGTCTCCCTCTTTAAATCGAGGGCCTACAATCCCACCGCTGTGTAATGTCTTACCACAACGCATAGCATTTAAAGCTATGCTCTTAGTCCAGCTATTAGATTCTAGACTAGGATTACTAGTCCAGATTATATTATCAGGTTCCATCTCGCGTATCCCATGTTCCTATAATGCTCATAGCATTTTTCATATGTTTCATTAGCAAACCATTTTCGCTATCTGTCTTGATGTGGCGGCGAACGCCTAAAATTCGATCAAACTCATAGTCAGTGTCATCAAATATAATATAGTCTTTTATTTGGCGACCGTCAAGATAATCTTTAATTTCGTGAGCACGAGTTTTACCGCGCTCATAATGATTGTCTGGATTAGTTTTCCAAGGACGATTAAATTCACCCCGAAATCCCGCATTTCTAAAACTGGATATAATCCAATGCTCTAGCATTACATCGCTGGTGATTAAATGGTCTTTCCATGTAGAAATCAACATGAAGTACACACCATCAACACGGTCATGAATTTTATTCATGAACTCAATCGCAGTAGGGTCAAACTTATTCCATAAGTCCCGAGGATTAGCACTTGCGTACTGCACACGGGCTGAAGTAAAAACCCCGTCAATATCAAGGAACACTAGATATTTAACAGGGAGAATGTCTTTGTTATAATCCATAGTTTCCTCTATTTTTGGTATCCCCAACGGGTGTCGATCCCGTTTCTCCTCCTTGAAAGGGAGGCGATCTAGCCAACGTAATCTATGGGGACGTTATAATTAATAATAGCTCATCTTTTACCAGAGAGCAAGTTGTATTTGGTGGATCTTGCCGGAGTTGAACCGGCACTAACGTTGAGTTACAACGCCCCGCTCGCCTATACAGCAGTAAAGACCCATATATTTGGTTGTCCTTGGTAGACTCGAACTACCGACCTAAGAGTTATCAGCTCTTCGCTCTAACCACCTGAGCTAAAGGACAAAAATTCAGGGGGATGATTGCTTTGACATGCCCAACCCCAGGGGCACGGCTCATTTCATGAGCAAAACCAAAAAACAGTATACCATTTTTGGTTATTAAAAACTATTCTGTTGTCTTTTTATTAAAAACGTGATAGGATAATAGTGCGGAGAAAGGAAATGAAATCACTAATCATGTATATAGCTTTACCTGTAGTATTAATACTAACTTGCATCTACTTCATCGTATTCGGTGAAGATGTATATCGCTATCCTTGTATGGACCCTGCTAACTGGCAAACAGAAGAATGTCAACCGCCAGCTTGTGAAGCAATGGGACTGTGCACAAAATATCTTATAGACATACCAGAATAGGTGTACAGTGAAGCTGCTACTCCGACTCTAGAATTTAGTAGTGACTTAACGGTCACAAGTGAGACCCCTAATGAGTAAATTACAAAAAGACGATTATATAGATTTACTTGAAGCCAAGCTTAAATTTATAGTAGGAATCTGTTTATCATTTACGCTAACAGGTATAATATTTGCTGTGTTGTATTCTCTTATACACGTCACACAGCCGATGAATGCTTCAGCGCCTAATGACCAAAAGTTCTTTGAACTGATACAACCTATAGCAACATTCTTAACTGGAACACTATCAGGTATAATGCTGACTAGCTCCAGAACAATATCTCGCAAAAAAGACGAAGAAGAACAGGCTGAAGAAGATGCCCAGGCTTAATGGTGCCTATGAACGGAATTGAACCGCTGACACGCGGATTTTCAATCCGCTGCTCTACCAACTGAGCTACATAGGCATTATTTAGAAGTGTCTAGTATGAACTCCTGTAAGGCTCTAGAACTACAGGATCTCACTGCTAGCGTATCTTGGCGGTGGGTGATCAATCCCGATGCCGTCGAGAGCTGATTTAAGGACGTTCGACCCTCTTCGAGGAAGAAACTGACCACAGCTACTAGACACGTCAAAATAATGGTAAGCCCGGTGGGACTCGAACCCACGTCACATGATTAAAAGTCATGTGCTAAAACCACCTCAGCTACGGGCCTATAAAGACTACTCGGAGAAACATCATCGTGTTTGTCGGAGTAGTCTTTTTTCATTTGTACCTTGGCATCTCTGCGAGCAGTTTTGTAAGGTTTTTGGTGAGCGCCGCTTTTGCGTTTCACCATGTGTTGCACGAATGGATCGCGCGGTTTAGGGAGTTTTTGAGGTTTCATTTCCATATCCTACTGATTTGAGCATTTTTGCTGTATTAGTTCTACGTTTAATCTCTGCACGAGGAAAGAAGCAGTCGCTTAGAGTATACTCTGCGTATACAAGTTTATGCTTCCAATAAGGTGATTTACGTTTAGAGGCTATGTCAACAAGATACTGCTTGTCTACAGACTTTGCTTCTAGATGCCACCATTCACGTTTTTCGTATGGGATTTCATCCCAAACATCACTCACACTGTTGACCATGTAAAGATGATACATCTGAAATCCTTGTTGTATGGTGGGTTGACTAGGAATCGAACCTAGCGTGCTTCTCAGCGACGGAGTTACAGTCCGCTGCCGCACCTTGCGGCGTCCAACCCATTTTTTATCTCATACAAACAATATAACTGAACTTAACCTAACAATCAAGGCGTTTCTTACAGCACGTAGACCACAGGGGAAACGTCTGTCAGTTCCGCTTCGATGATGCTAGCAACAATATCCCACTTACCGCCACCTAGCTGTGCGCCAATTCTTGGCATCGCTAGCTGCTGACCTGCAATCTCTCGATTGATTTCAGCCATGCACTCTGCTACTGCATCGTAACTAACATAACGGCCTGGGTCATTGTATGCCTTAGCAAAATTCTTTTGCGTGATTGCGTTGATGATAACCTTTTCGCCGCAATCTACAAACTGAACAGTGCCTGGAACCAATGCTTTGTTACGCATCCACAATGATAGATATTCGTTATAAGCACGAGGGTATAGATCACGAACCAGTTTGGCTACACCTTTACCCATAACACCTTGAGCATTACATCCGTGTACGATATGACGAATGTCAGTTTTAAATAGATCGCCTTGACGATATTCAATCTTCACAATGAAACTCCATATTTACGGCAAAGTTCCCTAATTTTTGCATAATCTTGCTTGTGCTCAATGATATAGCTTTGCTCTAACATGAAAATCAAATCAGCTAGAATTTCTTCTTTAGACCGTTCCTGTTTCTTCGCCATTAATCAGTTCCATGTGTTTACGAATATATCGCATGAAGAGCATAGCTCGGTCAGTAGCTTTGAAAGTGGCAGTACCAATATCAGAGATAGGAACTGGAAACAAGAAATTTGTAGTGTTCGTTTCATACCACAGATTTCCATCGAAGTAATGTGAAAAGTTCACAACCCCTCGAACATGGTCTTTGAGAGTGTACATTGTCGTATCTTTCTTTTAAGTATATTTGGTGGTGTTGGTAGGACTTGAACCTACGACCCGTAGAATATGAGTCTACTGCTCTACCAACTGAGCTACAACACCGTATTTTTAACCTAGTTCGTACCAGAGACCCATAATTGTCCACTCACTGGCAACTTGTGCAGTCATTTCAACTATAGTTTTATCTCCTTCTTGTTGAACTACAGAAGGGTCTGCTCCGCTCTGACGCATCAGTTGCATATACTTTTCTAAATCGTGAGTGTAAATCCATGCTCTCATAGTATTCTCCTAAGGTTGGAGGTCGGGATGGGACTTGAACCCACATAATACGGATTTGCAATCCGCTCCATAACCAATTCTAGCACCCGACCAAATAAAAAAACCCTCCTAAAACCAGTTAGATTCTAGGAGGGTGTAAACAAACACTAACAAACCAATGAAACTATTGTTTCACGAGTTTGCCCCTCCGCTGGAGCTGTGATAAAAACGCTCGGTCTTAATCATGCAGGTGTTCATTATTTATCTCCGTAAAGGCTTGTTGCCTTCTGTTAAATTTAATATACGTTAAAAAAGTCCAATAAGCAAGAACAATTTTAAAACTTTTCTTGGATGAGCTTATTGCGAATTGTAGTGTGGATGCCTGGATTCACCTTCATTGCAGCAGGAACCATCACGTGACGGATGTAGTTGCGAACGGCGAATTGAGGGTTAGCATTGGTAGGATCTTCATACCACGCGAGTTGCTTGCGTTGGCACCAGTCAACAAATTCAGATTTTCTTGTGGTACGGAAAGGACGAATTACGTTAACATTACGATAGGCAATAGTCTGGTCACGCCCATTACACATATTCCACAGCCAAGTCTCAACGCAGTCGTCAAGGTGATGGCAGGTGATTACGGTTCCGTTGATAGAGTGTAAAAACTGGTAACGCTCATTACGCCAGTGTTCTTCCCAAGACTCATCAGCTGGTTTCTCAGCCTTACCTTGCTTTAGCAGCAGAGGAAGTTGACGTTTCTCAGCAAACTGCTCTACAAAAGCCTGCTCCGCTGAGGAAATTTCATTTCCGTGGTTGATGTGCGCTAGCACTACAGTATGATTGCGACGTAGAAAATCTACAACAGCAACACTGTCAACTCCGCCGCTGAACGCGACATACACTGTGCGAGGAATTTTGCCTTGAACGTGGATCACAATTTATCTCCTTTGATATAAGATAACAGATCAACTACCCTCAGGCAACGGTTATTTCGATGAGGCCGGTGCGGTATCTACCAAGAGTTAACGACTCTTAGGCTGCCCATGCTCCGTTTGCAGTTAATTACTCTGCCGTGCTATCTAGCTAGCATAGCACGCTTTCCATACCTCAAAATTGTCAGAATCATTGGGGAAGCTGAGATTGCTCTCAGCGGCACCTTGCCATACTCCCCGTCAAAGATACACTGTTATGCTGATTTCTACTCCGAAGAGCTACGCACCTCAGCCAGTGTACCCGTGGCGGGGAGTACTGGAATCGAACCAGTCATTTTTATTTTTTGCTGTAATGATTCTATTAGTTGGTGTCGGCTTCAGATTATCACATTAACTTAGCTCAATCTTTGCGCGAAGAGTACCGACATAATTGGTGGACACTTGGAGATTCACACTCCACAGACTAACATCTTTATTATCACCGCACTCTATGTGATTTATGGCGCTGTCAATCTTGACTCTTTACTGAGTGCCCTTATCTATGCCCCATCGTATTCGTACCCACACACGCTCATGTATGTAATACGCCACGGTCTGGACTATGTTCATGAGAATAGCTATATGAAAACCAACCCACCATGCTGCAATTAGCGTGGCAATGATTCGCCAAGTTATTGACTTGACGATAGACCTTTTGTGGGTTTCCAACCTATTTCTCCTAATTTATTTGGTGCGGAATGAGAGGGTCGAACTCCCGACATTCTCGGTGTAAACGAGACGCTCTACCACTGAGCTAATTCCGCAATCTATCTAGAACACTCTATTTTAAGACCGCTATTTTGGCGCTGAGACGCGCTTGGGTATAGAGTGTTAGGCTAGTTATGGCACGGAACTAGCAACCGCATCTTTAAAGACATAAACGCCGTTTAAAATAAATAAATGACTCTCACACTTTGAGTCTAACATCTAGAATTGAGTGACCCGCCTTGCGGCTACCGTACATAGGTATCTAGAGCGAAGTGCTTACGCATAGCTTGCCGGAGCCGACTATCGTAAGCAGTGATTGGATCAATATCGCATACTATCCACAAGTTAATTCCTGGATGGTCTGTGGACCTCAACGATACTATCCAACCCATTCATGATAATGTGTATTGCTACACGTTATTAGTTGCAGTATCCATCCAAGGAAGATTTGCTACGCTGGCTCTCCCTTGCCTCGATTGCTAAGGCTTACGCCTCAGTCATAATCCAAGCCTCAACGGCTTGTTTAATTCTAGACAATTCTGGATTATCTACGTATCCGCCTTTTGTCCTATCATAAATCTTAACAGAAACTTTGTCAGCTCCATACTTGGCAACCATATTAACTACACGGGGTAGAATAAAGTTGTAAAACTCAAATTCACGCTCTGGTTTTCGCTTAGCTTCAACACTGAGGTAGCTAGTACCAGCAATGTAAGCACGAGCTAGAAAAGTTGCTCTATTTTCACGACGAACATCTTTTACTCGATGTTCACGCAGTGAGCTACGTTGACGGTGAGGTTTGCAAGTGTAAAGGTTGAGCGGCTCATTGGAACCTGTAGCCTCATGCTGACGTTGATGCCATGCAACTTGCTTAGTAAGTTTGTGTTCTTCAAAGCGAATAATACGAGCTTCTTCGCCTAGGTGTTTTGATTTAATTTTTAGTTCTAGTGACATTTTTATCTCCTTGATTATGTTAATATAAGTTATTGTTAAGCATTAATCAAGGCTAAGGCGGTCGTGTAATCTACAAAATGTATCTCCTCATTTAAATTATTTGGTGGAGCGGTTTTATCTATGCCTATATCCGTCCCCTTGCCTAGCTCTGGCGCCACATCGTCGAGAGGTGGGTGATTGGTACTCCAGGCGGGAGTTGAACCCGCTTCAGTATTGCTACTTACCGAGTCTGTTGCAACTCTGCATTTCCCCTTTCGGGCTGGAGATTTGTGGTGACCCCAACAGGAATTGAACCTGCTTCCGACTGCGTTAGGGCGCAGCTGCACTACCGTAGTGCTATGGAGCCATTATTCTTCTTGGTCTGAGTAACACTGGCCACAAATACATACTTCTTCAGTTACAGACATTTCTGAAAGTTCACACCACCAACCACAGCTTTCACATAGAAAAATGTGATTATCTAGGTAGTTGAGGAAAGGCATATAGTCGATTAGGTCTTCTGCCTCTCGTTCAAGAAACGAGTGTAACCCTTCGCAAGTACCTTGCAAATCATAGATTAGCTGGTTCCAGCGGTCAAGTTCAGCGTTTGAAGTCAATCAGGCTAATCCTTCTATTACGTCAGCTACTGCGGCAATTCTATTGGCAAGCGACGCTGAGCTATCTAGCTCAGCAGGCTCTCCATATACAAGTTGGAGAAAGCTATCTATGGCTACTTCTAATCTAGCTACGTTATAATCTAGGCTAGAAGTATCATCTTGAGTGAAGTATTCAATGTGTGACATGTGTGTTTTCCTTTATGATCTTACTATACGCTAACTACCAGCAATGAGCAAGAACTATTTGGCGGAGAGCAGAGGACATGCTCCTCATCGAGCTTGCCCGACGTGACGCTTTCCAGGCGGACCCGGCGCGCTTGTCCGGTTTACTCTCCAAATTTATGGCGACCTGTACGGGAATTGAACCCGTGATCTCTTGCGTGACAGGCAAGCATCTTAAACCACTCGACTAACAGGCCAATTTCATTGGCGGAGCGACTGGGAGTCGAACCCAGTCTACCTTTGCAGGTAGTATAGATTAGCAATCTACTGCCTTACCGTCCGGCCCCCGCTCCACGTTTCTTATTTCTTTCATGTGCTCTCTACGAACTACGTCTTCTCTAAAATCTGCACAGAAGCAACAACCACAACCCATGCGTTTGTATTTCTTGCCTCGGAGATTTATGTTAGCAGCCGAAGGAGCGTAAGAGCCGCCACGAGGGCGATGCTTCCAATTACGTCCTAGACCAAATACTGGAGACTTAGGCAAACTGCTTTCCTTTTATTGGCGGATAGGGTGAGATTTGAACTCACGGTACCTGTCGGTACGTCGCTTTTCAAGAGCGGTGCAATAAGCCAGACTCTGCCACCTATCCTTGTTTATCTTGAAGTTCTGCTATTGTATTAAGCAGTAATTTATTTTGTTGACCTAGTGCAAAGTTTTCTGTTTGAAGCTTAACTATGCTTGCTAGCAACACTAAATCGCGAGTAGCTGGGTCTGTACGAACATAGGCGTTATACATAGCATGAGCAAAAGCTGTATAAATAACATCTTCTTCTACTGGCAGCTCGCCCCATTCTATGGGGTTTTTGTATTCCGCCTGTTTTGCTAGTTCTACTAGCTGTTCAACAGTAACATTAAGTGTCAACGTCTGCACTCCTGGTAACATACTTAGTTAACTTTACATTTACTGCATTGATTACTTCATCAACTGGAGTACCATAAAGAGCTGACATTTTTTGACAATGGTCTACAAATCTTAGTGCTACAGCATAATCATCGCTTCTAAGCGTAGACCATATTACATAATCAGCTTGTTGTTTAACGTTCATCATAACCTCTAATGTGAGAATTGTTTTGTCAAGATGCCACAACATCATCTTCATTATCTGCATATTTACGGGCCCTGCAGTATTGGATTACTCCTTGGGGTACGTCACACATCTAGAAAAGTAATGAACGCAGCGCTGTGCCGCTCACTATACCTTGTCGAACCCATTCGCGGATTAGGTTCTATTCCAGACAAGACACAAAACAATTCACAAATTAGAGATTTGGCTCCCAGTGCAGGGCTCGAACCTGCGACCCACTGATTAACAGTCAGTTGCTCTACCAACTGAGCTAACTGGAAACGCTTTTTAGTACACGGTTGTTACAGTATAAAGTTACGGTAGCGTTGTACCTAGCCTTGATTTTACACTGAAACCACTGTTCAGCTTCGCACAAGTTATCTACTTCTACAGAACCCCACTCGCCGCTAGGCAGTGTATGGACTACTTTATACATCTTACTATCTTTTTATTTGGTGCGGATGGAGGGACTTGAACCCCCACGCCTTGCGGCGCTAGAACCTAAATCTAGTGCGTCTACCAATTTCGCCACATCCGCAGTATTAATTTATCAGAATCAGGGGTTTTGTGCGGAATCGAACCGCTCAGTTTGATTAATAGTCAAATGCTCTACCAGTGAGCTTACAAATTTTTTGCTGAACTGATTCTATATTTATTCAGGTTGGAGTTTAGTTTGTTGATCTATCCATTGATCTATCTACGCAGAGAGCGTGGAATGGGATTCGAACCCATAACGTACAAATTGTACAGTTTGCTGAAACCAACCTATAAGGTATTATTCTTTATCTCGTTTTGCTACAAAGCCATACATTTTATCGGCTGTCTTAAGCAGGTCGTCCATCGAATAAGTGGTCTGAACTGCTTTTGCAATTTCCTGCATATTAGCAGTTCCCGCACTAATCAGAGCCTTAGTAAACTCTGCGTTAATCTGTGCCTGCTTGTCCATGTAATCCTTGGCTAGTGCTAGAATATCTGAACGGATTTCAAATGCGTTTTTAGTCATGTGTGTGTCTCTCCTCCGTTAATATTACAGGATGGGTTTGTTGCTTGTTTATACCCAAAATAAATGCTTGATTTATTGCTGTAGCCATCCTAATTGCAGCTAAACACTTGTGTTTAGGTGGAATTAGAATGAGCGTCTCACGACATTGACGCTCGTGTTAGTATTATGACCAATAACGGTAACTAACTTTTACAAGAGATTGCTGATTAGGCAACCATTCTAGAACTCTTGTGTATTCCGAGACCTTAACATAGGTCACACGTGTAGTTGCCTATCAGGCCAACCTACCAACTACCTGCCGATGGACTTCCACTCCCTTGGTGGGGCACAAACTCGCGTGTTGCACTAACGGCCTTTGCGTTAACGTCGTAAAAGGCTTAGACGATAGCGATAGATTAGGTAATCACTCTAAGCTATCCTATTTTGGAGCGGACGATGGGGTTCGAACCCACGACCTTCTGCTTGGCAAGCAGAAGCTCTACCACTGAGCTACATCCGCATTAGTTTGGAGCGGGTAACGAGGATCGAACTCGTCTCATCAGCTTGGAAGGCTGAGGCGCAGCCACTACACCATACCCGCAAATTTCAACTTAAAGCGTAAACAGGCTCTGGATGATTGTGCCTGCCTTGTCTGAGACGTAAAACAGCTTGATGCGTCCTGTTTACGGTTTAAATTGAACGCTGAGGTTATCCTACTCAGCACGCGGTCGCTTCTTGTCCGCGAGGACAGTACTATGAACACTGAAGAACACTCGGCAATGTAAGCTATCATCAGACTAGTACGAGTTCTAATTGCCACCTGAAGCGGTTAAGCCGGTTACTAATCCGGCGACACTGTTTCGTCGTGTCAGATTCTGAACTGAACGGCGATAAGCTGCACTATTTTCAGGTATGCAGGCTACCTCTACCCAGCGTTGTCAGTATCGCCCTGATGCTGGTAGCTTGCAGGAGTTCATCCCCGCTCGCTTGAAAAAGTTCGTCACAAGGTTCATTTTTAGGGTTTATATGAACGCCGAGGATCAATCGGCTGACTAAACTAAAAAACAACTATAACGTGTTGCCGTATACGTGCAGACTCTGCAAACGGTTCCCAAGCCCTAGGAGGAAAGGGACAAATCTCTGGGGTGGACTGCAACCACCCATTCACAGGTTTAGTGACCTACGTCTTAGACATCTTAGAGGACAGAGAAATTAGTTGGAGTGTTTTCCCCTCACGGCACACCGCCTATTACCCAAACTAATTTAGGTAATCACACTCCGAAGCTGATGCCTACTCACTCCGCGCACGGTAGTTTTCAGGCTTTAAATATTCAGGATGTTTTTGTTGCATTATCCGAGCTGATTAGCTGCTGTAAACATCCTATAATCAATATTATCTTATTTGAAACAGTTTAGCAAGAGAAAAGTTAAATCTGGATGAACTTGAAAGTTTCTTGATTCATGGTAAGAAATTTTTTGAAAGTTGCTGAACTCATCCAACTTATACATAACTATAACTCTTTTCTAAGCTGTTAGCAAGCGAAAAGTTAGTTTAGGCTCTACTAGCAGGCGCGGACTAGCGATTTATTGGAAAGGAAGCGCCCTTATCCATGCCTAACTTTGGTTGCGGTGGGCGGGACTCGAACCCGCGATTTACTGGTTATGAGCCAGTCGAGATGCCGCTTCTCTACCCCGCAAAAATCATTGTGCTGTATTTAGTTCAACTGCTAAAAACAACAGTCGTTCCTCTACAGTCTTAGACTGGTCAATCACTAGTTCTATGTGAAGAATCTGCTCATAGTATCGAACAAATGCTTGTTCTAACTGTTCTAGAGCTTTTCGTTCTTTAACTAGAAGTGCCATCATCGTTTCCTATAAACTTTAAAGGTTAGTGCTGCTTAGGTCGTTTTGGTAGCTAATCAAAACTTATAAGCGTAGTCCCCGGCTGTTCTTGTTCAGCGGACGACTCTCTGTAAGCGGCTACAAGAACCAACCCACTTACTAGAAGTCACCTAGATTAAGGCTCCAGGCAGTTGTTCCCAACACTAACCATTAAAGTTTACAAAAGTCTTTCTGTAAACTTCATTCTTATAATATAAGTGATTCTCAAGCGTAGAGCAAGAAGAAATTTTAAATAACTGCTCGTTGCCGGATAGCCATTGCAAGTCTTTCACGTACAGTCTTGGCTGTGGCTCCGTTACGCCAAACAGCGCGAGGCTGCTTGTATACCTTACACCAAATAGCAAACGCACGACCACGTTCGTATTCAGTAGCGTCGCCTCGATGTGGAATGTCATACTGGTAAGGTAGGCCTTTGTAGGCGTCTAGATAACCAGTACGAAACCACTCACGAGTACTGTACGCTTCAGCAAGCTGCATTGGAGTTACTAGACGGCCTTTAAAATTGTCATTTACAGATTTAGTCATGCTCATCTCTCCTCATTACAATTAACAATAACATGAAATAAGGAGAGATGCAAGATTATTTTTATTTAGACAATGCAGCTTTACACGAAGCGTTGTCTCGTTTAGTTTGTTCTGCTGAAGGAGGCTGAACAAAATGTACGCCAGCCGGTATGCGCCCTGTTTTGTCCCACACAAACCATGCATAGTCGGTAGCGTCTGTACCGCTACCTGTAAAACTTGGGCGCTTAGACAATACATATAAGGCTACTGGAGAATTTGACTTCCACCACTCATAACGTTTTATAGAAGCCAAATAATTAAGTCTAAGCAGCATGAATACTGTATCAGCATTTTTTAGGCTATGGTCGATGAACTCTTGAGCTATGCTGAAAGGAGGATTAGTGAAGATTAAATCTACCTTGTTATTCCAATCAAAGAAGTCTAAACCTTCTGTAATCTCTGTATATGTAGTAGACAACCCTTTGGATTTTAACCAATCATATAGTCTACCGTCACCTTTACAAGGCTCATGTGCTGTCTTAAATAAAGACCAATTTACATCTAAATTTTCTGCACACCATAAAGGTGTTGGATAAAAATCAGTTGCGTTTAATCTCACCCCTGCTACTTGTCTGCTCAAAATATGCTCCTAATTCATGTTCGTACAGAATAGTAATAGTTTTACTGGACTTCTGTACTTTATCACAAGCCCACTTCTTAATTCCGGGCTTGGTCTTCCAATATTCACCACCTAAAATAAGAAGACCATTTTTAGATGGATGTTGTTCAAATGCTTCCAGCACGTAAGGTATTTTTTCTGCAACACTTCCAGCACCTTCTTGATTTTTACACTCAATAGCTAAGTCAAGAGCTGGAATATAAAAATCCATCTTGGCATTATGCCCGTATATAGAAGTATACTTATGTTGCTTATCAAAGAGCAGCTTATAGCTATCTAATAACACTTCGATACGTTTTTCCAAACGCATACCATTGATGTTTGCATTACCGCCTTGGCTCATTGTATCTCTCCTTGTTATATATAACAATAACATATGACAAGGAGAGATGCAAGATTATTTTTGTTTTACACGCCCGTGAAACTCCGTTTCACCGTGATTTGTCTTGTCGAATAGGTACCAACAACAATTATCTTTACCAGTGCCAGCACTATCTTCAATCCACTTGACGCGACCAATGCTTACAATTTTAACAAGTCGATTTCTGATTAATTCTGAACTTTGCTCAGTGTGCATCCAATCAGCGTCAAACAACAGCCAAGTAGGTCTAAGATCACTAAACCGCTCAATCATCGCGTGAAGTAAGTACCCACTCTTTTTGGAGCGTTCCCACGGTGGATTTGTGATGATAAAATCACAGTGCTCAACGTGAGTTTCATTTAGATCTAGAGCATCTAGCTCTTCAACGTCACCCGCCTGCGGCTCAATATCATAAGCTGAAATACAACTAGCATCTGGATGTAGTGTTTCGATGTGTGTAATCAATCTAGCATCACCGGCACACGGCTCACAGAAAGTAAAGCTAGGCGGCAGATGAGGAATCAGCGGTTTTACGGCAGCCAACGGAGTTGGATAAAAATCCCTAGGCTTGCGCTCATAATCACTTCTCTTTCCCAATTTCATCCTCCAATCCTAGCCAACGAGCCCAACTATCATGACGAAGCTGGAACGGTAGCTGCTTACGTTTACGAACAAGCTCATAGTATCCTGGCTTGTATGGCTGATAAAGCGGCTTCATGTGCAGCTTATCTTCTTTTTTGGTGTTACAAGGCGAACATGCAGTAGCAATATTTTCCCACGTAGTTTTACCACCTTTACTTAGCGGTAACACATGGTCCATAGTAGCAGTATTGTTATTAACACTAGTGCTGCAATACATACAACGATAGTTATCTCTAAGAAAAATATTTGCTTTGCTGAACCTTACATCAGTATTTCTGCGTAAGTAGCTTTTAAGCATGATAACTGCTGGAACATGAGTCTCCCAGTTAGCACTGTGAACAACCCAGTTATCGTACCACTCTAACACATCACACTTATCATGGTACATGTATAGAATAGCTTCTTTCCAACTTACTGCACTAACAGGCAGTAAACTTACTGGAAGGCCATCCGCGTTTAAAACTAAAGTATCCATGATTACTTCTCTACATTCTTCTTTCTTTTTTCTAAATAGTCTTTATATTCTAATGGGTTTAAAGCAGCTAACACACTGAGAATAACTCTCACTCTAGCTATGTTTCTTGTCTTAATTGCCTCTACTAGCTGTCTTTTATATGTAATTGACAGTCTAGATGTTACTGGATTTAACGGCAAGTAGTTCTGAGATGATTTGTTCTCGTTGTTCGTCACTGTAAGTGCTCCAATATCGTATCTGGTCTATAGACCTGCCACAGCCAGAGCACACTCCGTCGTCTAGAGCGCACTTGCGTATGCAAGGAGTTTTAATAGGCCCAGTCTGGATAGGACGACTTTTTATTCTTCTGACCAAACCAATTCTCCAATTCCCACTCGCTGTAGATATTGTGATCACATAGAGGGTCTGTGATAACAGGCGTTACTCCACGCATCATAATATTACCTGGGTGTAGATCTAGTTTTACATCTAGTTGCTCTGCCATTTCTCTAATCTGATGTGCGATAGAGAATAACTCATGTGACGGCGCAAGATACTTAAGTGTGTAGCTGTCGTCGCTAACAACAGAACTAATATCGTTAGATACTACTAGCTTGTGCTCTGGAAGAGGCTCTAGCCGCTCCATCTTGACAAGATACCAGTCTTCTCCCACGTGAATGTCGTACACACGAGGGAAGTGTGGATTATTAACGAGAGACGGCTCTTGAATATAATTCAAGAACGGGTCACTTGTTCTAACACCTACTTTGTAGACCAGATTAGGGTCTACATTGCTGTCAAACACAGCCGCATAGCAGCCGTGACCGAGCATCCTAAAACCTTTACGAGTGAAGTTATTGATAACTGTATGGGCAGTAGCCATGCTATTCTCCATGATTTATAAATAACTATACCATATAAATCAGGAGCGTTCAAATAACTTTTTACTTAGGCTCGTCTATCTTGTCTTGTTTATTTTGTTTGAAATAGCTGTCAATACCAAAAGCAGCAGCTACAGTAGCAAAGGTAGGAATTACTAAAATACCTACTAGGTCTACCATAGCATCAGTTTGTCCTAATCCAGCTAGAGTGTAAAGTGTATAGCCTATAAAACTGTACAACACAAGTAACGCACTAGCAGCTATTTCTCTTTTGTAAGTTTTATAGGCCATTGTGATTATCCTAACAACTTAGCAAGAGTTTTTGGACCGGCTACGCCGTCAGCAGTTAATCCATTAGCAGCTTGCCACTTCTTGAGTGCCGCTTCTGTTCCAGGGCCAAAATCGCCGTCAGCTTTTACACCTAAAGCTCGTTGCATTTTTGCAACTGCAGGACCGTTAGCACCTTTCTTTAAGGTTTGAGTAACTGCGTCCGTAATCTGATCGTGTACTGCACGGATTTTTCCACCTAAAACTGCTAGAGCATGTTCGTAGTGTTTTTTCCTATCGTCTAGACCTATAGTTCCGCCATTTATGCGTTTTGTCATAGCTACAATGTCACCACTATCAGCTATTTCGTTCAGTCCATTAGTTTTCCAGAACCAGCACGCACTCTCTAGTGCGCCTTGTTTTGTTTTTAGATATTCAATAGTTTCATCTATTGATTTACCTATATACTTGGCAAACCTAGAATAGTTGTCTTTACCAGTTAGTTGTATAACTCCACGGCCTCTAAACTTCCATCCTTCACCACTTGCAGTATCACCATTGCCCATACGGCTAGCGTATACTATGTTTGCAATTTTTTCTGGCTGTCTATGATACGCTTGTGCGTCTCTACCTGCTTTTACAAAGTATTTAGGAAATATCTTATTCAACCCTTCAGCAGAGTAGTTAAGATTTTCTTCCAGCACTTTGAAGTTATTAGATTCATGTCCGCATTGCGCTACAAATCCGGCTATTCGTGCAGGCGTATTTATTTCATACCGCGGAAATAATAAAGACATAGCCGAGAACCACTCGTCTATGTCTGGATTGCCGTGCAGCATTTGTTCTACGTGTTGTTTAGTTAGTGTCAAATATAGTCTCACTACAAACACTTTGGATTAGCTTGTGCTAGTGTTTGTATGGCTGGGGGAGGAGGGCTCGAACCCCCGACACTCGGTACCAAAAACCGATGTTCTACCGCTGAACTATCCCCCAACTGTGATTACCAGTGATGGATTACTCCGCTGATAATAACAATATTAGTTATGATATAGGTTGCTACTATTAGCGTCCTGATAGCGGCTACTATATCTGCCTCTGTGTCGTCTGGTGAAGCTTTTTCACCAAGAGCTTTTGCCCAATATCTCCACAACCTCATTGAACTTCGTTCAATCCATGTTCCCTGTCAAGATATTTGTATTCTACCTTTACAGGTTCAAACTGTTTTAATTCATCAAAAATGATGTTTGTGTCGAGAGAGCCACAAGTGTATACGTCCAACTGTATTAGTGCCGGACTAGGCTCATCCCATACGTGCATCGCTATGTGCGATGTTTCTATAATACAGGCTACAGTAAGCCCGCGATTTCCTGGAACATCAAGATATTTAGCAAAAGGGCCGACTAGTGCCTTCATGCCTATCTTTGATATTAGATCTCGTACCCATTCAACAGCCCATTCCTCACTGGTAGGTGGTCGATTAACTTCTGTACGAACTATAAGGTGTTTGTGTTCAAGAACCATTCTGCATCTCCCTTGCAATCATAATTATGGCAGTTCTCAAAGCCCTTGATGGGCGATTTTCTGCTTCTAGCTGTTTGGCTAGTTCTTCTAGTTGCACGAGTACATGCTGAACGGCGTATCTCTCCACATGGCATCTGCCTTATCGTTGAATTTTGGTGGACCCTAGCGGGATCGAACCGCTGACCTCCTGAATGCAAATCAGGCGCTCTCCCAGCTGAGCTAAGAGCCCGTTATATGGCAGGGGAACAGGGAGTTGAACCCTGGCTTTCAGTTTTGGAGACTGATGTGCTACCGTAACACTTAACCCCTAGATAACTCTTGTAGTCTGATAGCTGCTGATATAGCAGCATCAAGTTGTTCTCTTGTTTCACACATTGCAATGCACGACCAAATTTGTTCTAAGGTCAGGCCACTAAACTTAGCGTTTCCTATAGCGCTTGCAATATAGTCGTAATCAGAGATAGTATATTCCATGTAAAAATACCTGCCCATTATCCGTTGACGAGACGGTATATGTCTGGTGACAGCAATGTAGGCGGAGCCTACACCCTTATTCTGCCTCTTGCTTCCGGCCAGACCGGCGAAGTGTCAAACAGGTACTTATAGATGGTGCCCCCACGACGACTTGAACGCCGGACCTGATGATTACAAATCAACTGCTCTACCAACTGAGCTATAAGGGCAATGTTGAGACACTTACCGTGGTGTCTCGCGAGTCTATTACGTGACCACCCGTTAGTTAGATTTGGCTGTGCCAATAAGTGCTAGTACAATTACTGCAAACAGGCCAAATAGAAAACCTAGAATAGCCCACACAGTAGTATCACGGTTACGAGTTTTTGCCATTTCGGCACATAGCCAAGCAAAAAGAGCACCAAAAAGAATGATAATTAGAAGTTCCACGATTTTTCCTTATCGTTTAGTTAGAGAAACGCCGATAGCAACTGCAATTAGGAGAGCTGCTAAGCCGATAGCTACTGGAATCCAGATAGGGGATAATACCCACCACCAACTCCAAGCAATAGTACCTATTAGTTTATGATGTATAAAAAGTATGGTTAGCAGACCTAAAAAGCCAGTACCTCCGTTTACATATCTAGTTTTATCTGTGGTGGACATTCGATTACCTTAAGGTTGGTACCCCCTGCCGGACTCGAACCGGCACTCCGTAGGAACGAAATTTTAAGTCTCGCGCGGCTACCAATTTCACCAAGGGGGCAATATGTTTATTTGGCCCGCCCTATACCCCCGCTTCTATGGTCAGTGATATTATCTCTGTCTGCATCGACGGGCAATGCAGCCGTTGCAACACTTTACAGCTGTGTTAATTCACAGTCAGCTAATCACATAGTGCTTCAAAATGAATAGCCTATTACCGATTTGCAGCCGGTAAAATATATTGGTCCGAGTGGAAGGATTTGAACCATCGACCCATTGCTCCCAAAGCAATTGCGCTACCAGACTGCGCTACACTCGGATATTCGTACTGCGAGGGTCTGATTCTCGCAAGCCGAGGAAGAGAGGGAAATAACCTTCGTAGCCAGTACAGACTATAGGCTCAGGTCAGTGCGCTTTTCTTCCTAATTTAAAAACTAGACTTGTACAACATGCTGCTAGTAGTAAACGAGCGTTTCCAAGCCCATTCATCTAGCACAAGTTGATTGAAGACAACATCTTCAAGTTCAATCACATCATCTACGCTCAACTCTAGCATACGGGCAGCACGAGTATAATCGGCTTCGTAACTAGTAGGAGCTGTAGGAACGCTCTTCATATCTTTAATCTTATCTAGATCTCCAGTGTTGGCAAGTTCCAGATTGTGCTTGGCAATTTTAACAGCTAGTGCTTTGTAATCGTCTACAGCCTCATTATACTCTGAAATGTGTTTGGCTTTATTTTCTTTTACAATAGCCAAAAGTTTTACTTTATCAATTTTGACGCTGTGCATTACATTCTCCTTGCTGTCTCATGTCTACCTTTATATTTGGTACTCCGAGAGGGACTCGAACCCCCAACCTAAGCGTTATGAGCACTCAGCTCTGACCAATTGAGCTACCGGAGTATATTCTGTTTTGTTACAACGACTATAACACGCTGCTAACCTAGTGTCAACAACTATTTTTATTTGATTGCCCTTCTACACCCTCAGGGCAGGTCTACTAGCTATCTAGCCTCATACTAAGCCTGAGGTTTCACTGTGTCTAGTACGTTGGCTTTGCTATCCCAACTTCTCCACCCTAAAATACCTGCTCTACGAGCTTTGCTCGGAGTAGCATGTTTAAGATGCTCTAAGGAACAATCATAACGAGTTCCATAGTATTCTTTGGGCCACTTCTTTTTTTCTTTTTCTTCTGTCATGATTACCCTGAGTGGTGCTCTCAACAGGACTCGAACCTGTAACCTTCTCCTTAGGACGAAGCCGCTCTATCCAGTTGAGCTATGAAAGCATATATTGGCGATCCCGGCAGGACTCGAACCTGCGACCCACTGCTTAGAAGGCAGTTGCTCTATCCAGCTGAGCTACGGAACCTTTGTTATATTAACTATACGTTATTTTTAACCTACAGGCAATATCGAATTTCATTCGAACGCTTGGATACGGTGGGAGACGACTTCATTGTCTACGATCTCAAACCACCAGGCACCTTCTTTGAGCGTTTTGAATCGGTTTACAATGCTTACGTGTTTACAAGAACGCTTACCCCAAGCAGCAGGACAGCTGCACTTAGCCTTACGAACAGTATAAACTGCATCTGGGTCTTTACGGTCTCCGAAGTTAGCCACTTCGTACACATCTGTAAACTTTTTCTTAACGGTATACATGGTTATCTCCTCGTTTCTATATAAATAATATACGCTGAAAATAACCTGAGTGCAAGAGAAAATTTAAGGCGTGTGATTAGCAATAACCACACGCCTTAAGTGAAGCCATGCCTAATGCACACTAGGACTTATATGCGATTGACTCCGTATCGGTGAATTTGGTTGTGTGCTGAGGTTAAATTCACAAGCCCTCAGAGAGTTTTTTTGTTAGCCTGTACCACTCACAACAGGCTCCCCGACTTCAGACAATAGTCTTTTGAAGAGGATTTATTGGTAAAGAAGCAGCCCCGCCACCGCTCTTCTTTATGGCTCATCTCATTCTTCTGACATAGCAGACAAATATGATTTCTTCTTATTAAGAGCCTTACCTGTCACGCTAATTACTTAGTGTGATTTTTGTCTAGATATACAATCAGGTCAGCAAGTACCTGTTTGGTAGAACCGCTAAAGCCTGTAGTGTCAAATCCTACAAGGCTTTCTAGCGTATTTAGAAGCTCTTTCTTACTAGGTCCGTTCTTTTTGTTATCTTGCTTAGGTGCAGGCACGTATACGCCTTCCTTAACAAGTTTAGAGCGGATAGACCTTACAGGCTTGTTTAGTTGCTCAGCAATTTCATCAATGCCTTCAGTACCTAGCTGTTCATATAGAGATAGTAGTTGTGCGGTTTGTTCTGCGGTGTAATTTTGTTGAGTTTCTGACACTGTTTTAAAACTCCATAAGGTTTTGTGTATATATACATTACGTGATTCGAGAGCCAGATGCAACAAAAAATTTATTTAAAAATGGACTAGTCCTCCATCCAACGCGAACGTCTTACGTACAGAGGGCTAGTAGTTCCATCTTGAAACTGAATAAACGCTTGTGCACTGGAATCCCAGTATGAAGCTTCGGCTGCATGAGCCGTGCTATATCCTTGAAAGGTGAGAGTAGCTTCCTCACCTGTAACCATTTTACCTAGTAACTGAAATCCTGAGGCTTCATAGTGTTCTATGTAAGCTTCAACCTGAGATATGTGACAGGCAACTTTTACTTGCATTCTTTAGGGTCATCCGATCTACTCTGCGTATATTTCTCTTTTTTTGTTTCCATTTGTCTCGGTCTCCTTTGAAATTTACTATACCTTTATTCTTAGCTTGAATAGCGGTAGCATTATATAGTAGATCTAATGAGTTCATTAGTACTCTCCTTGGGGAGAGTCAGAATCCTAGCATATTTCCTCGAAGCGTGTTAAGAATAATTTGACTAGGATGCTCCTCTCCTTGGCTACGATGAGCCATGCCTCGCAGCAGATACTGAATTGTGGCTATATCAAAAGCAATAGTAGGATCTTCTACATTAATGTTATATGTAGTTAGTTTATCGTTATAGTCATTCACCACAGAAGTAAGCAGTTCATGAACTACATTTTGCTCAGGCTTAGCACGAGCAAATGCGCTGAAATAGACAACATTATCAGTATTCAATTAAATTAGTCCCTTTAGGATTGAGGCGCGGTTATTCCAGTAGTTGTAAACTGGGATACCATATTTTTCGGCTTGTTTTGTCTTGGTAGACTCTTCGCCGGATGAAATTAGAGCATAGCAGTCTTTAGTTACAGTATCACTAAGTACAAAACCATGACGAGTTAGGTGACTAGCTAGTTCTTTCTTAGTCATATCTAGCTTACCGCTGATAGCAATTTTCTTTACCTCAGACGGTGAAACGTTTTGCTGAGCTTGTTCTTCCAGAGCATAAGGAAGTTCTAAAACCCAATCTTCGTTTACATCAATCCAAGCCAAAATGCTCTCTACAGTAGTTGGCCCGATACCTTTAATATTTACACTTGCAATGTCTCTAAGATTTTCAAACTTAGGAATATGGTCAACAATCAAACGAGCAGTACTTTTGCCAACATTAGGAATACCTAATGAAGCTAGAACTGTAGCATAGTCTTTTGGACGATTAATCTCTTCTTGAATCTTTTGACCGTTTTTACCTAGAACATCCCAATCAGTGCGACCAAACAACTCGCTAGGATGCTGGATATCTAGTTTCTTGATACTAGCCTCACCAAGACCTTTAATGCCTAGTGTTTTAACGAAGTACTCTACTAGGCGAAATCCATTATCTTCATCTACATAGAGCTTTGGACCTTTGCGGTAAACGTCCATGTTAAGAGCAGCTTTGGCATCTGCAATGGTAAAAGGTTCGTAACTAGAGTGTTCTACAACCTTAACAAACTGCGGAGTGATACGACGCTCAATCAAAACCATGTCTCCGCGACGAAGACCGTTTTGCTCAACAAAATCAATGTTGTGTAGAATAACGCGAGATACAGTAGCGCTGTCAAGAATGACAGGTTCGACAATACCAACAGGAGTTACTACGCCGCTACGACCTACAGCCCACTGAATATCTTTCAAATAAGTTACAGCACTGAAATGTTCTTTCTTCTTTAAAGCAACAGCAAATCGAGGATACTTAGAAGTATAGCCAAGGTCTTGCTCTACTACATAAGACTTGTTACGAAATACGATACCGTCCTGAGGGTACATAGAGTAATCGCCATCGTCAACGGTGTCAAAACCATTTTTACGAGCTAGAGTCATGCGGTCTAGATAGTCTAGATCACAACCTAAAACATCATGAACGATGAAACGCAGATTACGGCTTTCAGCTTCTTTTGCGCTCTTAAGACCAAGAGCTCCCGCAACATAGTTGCGGAAGTTTTCTACGTCATGATTGTCCGTTACTACTTCACCAACATAAGTGAAGTCGTCTACCACTTTTACTGGAATGCCTTTAATGATACGGCTAAGATGTACTACACTTTCACCATATTCACCGTCGCCACGGGTAAGCATAGTGTTAATACTGCCGTTTGTGTAAGTAACGCTAAGATTAACACCGTCAAGCTTGGGTAGCCGAATAGAGAATGTCGGATCTACGTCCGATTGCTCGTATACCTTTTTTAGAGAGTATAGGCGATGAGGATGCTTTACTTTACCTGTAGCAGCAGTAATACGCACAGTAGGGCTGTCAGGGTCTTTCCAACCCTGCAGCTTCTCTACTTCTACTAGCTGGTCGAACAGACCGTCGTACTCAGAGTCTTCTAAGACAGGCTTGCCTAGGTCGTAGTATAGCTTATCGTGATAAAGTACAATCTTCTTTAAAGACTGATAATCCATTATTCTTCCTCTAGTTCTTCATCTTCTTCCATCATCATAGCAGTTTGATAACCTATTGAGAAGGCTAAAACTGAAATGTCCTGATGAAACTTATACATCGAATATGTAGATACTGCTACCATCATACCGCCTAAAATAGCAACTAGTACACCAACATAACCCAAAACACCTAGTACTACTAGTGCAGCACCTAAAAATCCAATAGCATTCAATGTAATTTGCCTCCGCGAACAAAACTAAGTAACATACTGTCGTATTGTTCTTTTAATTGTTTTTGGTTTACAGGAATGTGTCGGTTAAGTACCGCCACCCTGAGTTTTCTATATGTGTTTTTAAACAAAATGCCGTGGGGACGGTCTGATTCAACACCTAGATTGAAATGACTATAAAACTGAGCCGCATGTGCCATTTCATGGCAGACGTGGAGACCAAGAGATAAATTTTCATCTGTAGCATAAAAGCCGCCAATTACTGGGTCTGCGTCAAAACTCTTATACTCATACATCCTGTAGGGCGATGTGCGAGGCATACAAGCTAAACTCATAGCTATGCTGATTCCTGCCCCTTCTTTGTACCACCCACCACGGCTACTACGTCTACGAGGCGACCAGTCTAGCTCAAATTTACTCAATACAAAGTTTTGGTAGTTGTCCCACGCTCTGATAGCGTCCTCACATTGACTAGCCCACAACTTAGCTTTTTGTTCATATAGTTGTTTATCGTCCAATGTCTACCACCGCTGATCTAGTAATAAGTTGATATGCGCCCTTATTGTATGCGGGGGCTACAGTAAATTGTTTCATAGGTTCCGAATGCTCTAGACAAGTTCTATAACCTAGTGCGTAACGCTTCTCACTAAAATCTTCACCACAGACTTTGCAGATTGCCATAATAAAAAAATCCCATGCTATATTTGTAAGATAAATATAGCACAGGACTTATCGGTTGGCAATTATTTTTTTGTCATAGCTTCTAGATAATCACCTAGGAAATTAGAAGAGCTTGCGGTTTTGCCACCGCCAACCCCAAAGATACTAAAGATACCTAGGCTTGTGCATAGCTCAAACTCAGCTTCACTAGCACCTGAGGGAATTCTATCTCCGCCATTAACAAAAGCTAGAGGCTCTCTACGATTACCGAACTCTTTATGAAACTTGTTGATTGCATTACAAGCCGTACCGTCATCGTCATTCCAAGGTTCTAATACGCTATGAACCATGCTTAAACTGCGGGTTATCGCCCTGCGCTCAGAGTAAGGCAATAAGAAAGTACCTTTCTTGCGAGTCAACCACATATCACTGTTAAGACCCACAACTAGATGTCCTAAACTTGCAGCTTTGTTAAAAGCTGCTAGGTGTCCTGAATGTATAGGGTCAAATCCGCCAGTAATTAAGAGGTACATAGGTCGATAATTTCCTGAATTGCTTTTGTTTTTTCGTCAATCTCATCAACAGCTTGCTTTTTGATAGCTGTAGCTGCCGCTCTTACATATGTAGAATTAAGACCGTAAGTATCTTTTAGATATTTGACTTTCGCATTAATCATTTCACGACTAGCATCTACGCTTTCCATCAATGACACGATAGTGTCAATTGTAGAAGCCACATCTTCTGGGTCTACTGGTTTTACTGCTTTTTGTTCTTTTTCTTTTGCCATTGTTCAATCTCTTTAAAAAAATGTTGCGTTAGGGTTCGTACTTCTAAAGGCAGGCACTCTTCTTCAAAGTGCAAATTTAACTTATTAGTAACTCTATTATATCTATAGCGTATAGTAGATAGCAAAGGTAAAGTTGCAAAAGATACTGTGTAAGGGTCTAATATAATTTGATAATTAGCCCAATCTGCAGGCTCTCCTATTGTATCTAGTTTCGGATAGCGCCTCTTTAAATCAGTATAAAAACGTCTACCTAGTAGCTCATTGTTTTTTAACTCTCTTGGTAGCTCACCTACTACTTCAAATGCTGGACTGGATATGAAATCCATCTTTAATAAACCTCCTGTATTCTGTTTGGCTTGGAAACTCTGAAACATCTCCATATATTTGAGTTATTCTTTTTGTTAAAGGTATAAAATCTAAAGCAAGATTTTCTGCTTCTTGCTGAAATGGGGTTTTGTTGGCGAATGGCGGTTGAAAATCGGCTTGTGCATAGGGATTAGGGTGGAAACTGTCTCCCCATTTAAACCTAAGGTACTCTCTGTTATATTCAATACGATTTATAGAGGGGTTGTTTTTGACGGAGGCACTGTCATTAACGTTTTTATTTTCAACATATAAAGAATTTAGTACTACCCCCTGTAACATACACCTTTGTTTATAGTCAGCGTCCTCACTATACACGTATACAAAGTTTTCATCAAACCTGCCAACTGTATCCCATACTTCACGAGTTATTACAAAAGTACTAAATTCAAAGAAAGGTTGAATAATACCAGTTATCATTAATCCTTCCGTTTCATCTAACGCTTGAAGTATGTGATCTGGGTTAATAGTAGCATCATCTTGCGTTATAACTATTTTGTCTAACTCAAGATTGTCAAAAGCTATATCACATATTAAATTCCATCCGCCAGCGCAGCCAATATTTTTACTAGTAGTAAAAAAATTGCAACCAAAAGTAGGTGCATACTTTTGGTTGCCATTATCTATCATGTAGTATAATGAGTTCTTTACTGGTTTTGTGCTATTAAAAAATTTTTGTGCTGCCGAATAGCTTAGTACAAATATATTATTTTTTTTCATCGCCTAAACAGTCGGTTAATTATTGTTCTTTTTTGCTCAGTTACAAAAAATTAGGTTCTTCAGCTACTGTCGGGCTAGTAGAGAATAAGGCTTCTATCTCTTCATTAGTCCAGTCTTGCTCTCTTTTCCACATTTCGCTTGGTATATTAACCCAAGTTTCTGTGCCGTCAGCATCTGTCTTAACCCAATCGTATACTACGCCGGTATTGGTATCTTTAATTGATCTAAACATTTTAGCCTCCTAAAGCTTAGAGAGCCAACAGAGGCTCTCCTGCATAGATTTCTTCTTCTTTGAAGAAATTATAGCAATGATTAACTGCTACTTCTTTATTTTTTGCTTCAATATCAAAATCAGCATACTGAAGCATTGGTGTCATTACAGCTAGCCTATCGAGATCATGTAGAATTTCACTATGTTCTAAAGCTTTAGACACGTCTACACCATTTTCTTGACGAGTATGACTTACGTGAAATAGCGGTCGTATATTACCCCAAGTTTTTACTGCTTCTTGAAATTCTGGCAGATTTATAGTTGGATAGGGACGCTGTTTGCGACCCCAGCAATCATAGTGGTGAATGTCAAAAGTTGCCCTAGTTGGGATACGATTACATAGGTCGATTACATGTTCGATATCATAACCGTTAGGCTTGTCTTCGTTTTCTACTGCTAGACACTGCTGTGCATAGTCACTGAGATATTGAAAATTAGTTGCAAAACGACTAATACCTTCTTCACGAGTGCCTTTGTATACTCCTTGAAGATGGATATTTACTACAAACTCTCGTGGCTCAATACCCATGTATTTGCCAATCATTGAATGATATTCAATGTCCTCAATTGAGTTTTTAACTACGTCAGAGTTGTTGGATGCTAGAACAGTATACTGTCCTGGGTGCATAGACAACCTAATCTCATTATCTTTGGCTACTTTACCGATGCGCTCTAGTTTTAATCGGATTTTGTCGTCAATCTCTTGGTACCAAGGTTTAGCCTCATCTACTGTAAACACCGGAAGAAGAGTGGTACTAATACGAAAACTACGAAGATTTACTGGCTGTTTGGCAAAGTACTCAGATAGAGTTTTGTAAAGCTTATCCAGATTAGCTAGAGCTTTTTCTTGAACTTTTTGTTTTCCGTTAGGCCCAAGCGCAGTAGTTTTAGTAG